TTTGTACCAAAAGTACAGACTGGGAACTTTATAAAGATGAGGGTAACCATGTGGGAATACTTCATAACCAAGACAAAATTTCATTGTTAAAATAAGTGCGGTGGGTTTTTAATTTTTATTTTTAAAATGCCTTCCACTGAACTATGATTGAAACACTACACTTCCCCGCCACAAAATGCAACATACACGTTGTTATGTGCTGTATTGCGGAAGCCCTTGTTCAGAGGAGCAATATTACACATAACGTTTTGTGGCTTTGTGTCTGTTATTTTGGCTTGCAGACACAAAGCCTTTAAAGATAAATTTTATAGCCAAAATAATAGCACAAAACCGCTGTTAGTGGCTGGTGCGGTAAATTAGACGGAGATGAACTTGATAAAAAAACTATTTCAGCAACGCAAAGCCTTTTTAGCTAATGGAACAGAAGTAAGAGAAGGTGATGATGTTTCATTTGTAAATTCAGATGGAATAAAATGTACTGACAAAATAAAAAGGCGTGAAGATGGTACTTTGTTTTTTTGGAACAACGGCTTTAATATAGACGACTATGCTTCTGCGGAGAAGGTTGATAGCACTTGCCACTAATGTATCAAGTGTATAGTGTCGTTGCGGCCTTGATGAATTTATATGAGCCACACGGTTTTGTAACCTTAGGAAGTGGGTGGTTTACACAGGTGTAGAGGGAGATGGTCATGGCTATAATAAAGTTAATAGAGTAATCCAACTTCTTCCTAAAGATAAAGGTCAATATGATCCTAAGTGTATCTCAGGATTATGTAAGGATACCAATGATGACTTTGTATGTTTTATACCAGAGCGCAACGATAAGTATTTCAGAATAGCGAAAGCAGGAATTGAAAGATTCGCTACGCCAGAGGAGATTGAGTTCGAGAATAATCTTAGGTTGAAAACTTTTACATTAAAGAGTTCCGCTGGAGAGTTTTCATTACAGGTAAGCTCTAGAGGTATCTATTACGCTCACGAGAAGAAGTTTTTAGATCCACATGCGCTAAATCGTATGTGCGCTAAAGCAGAACAGTTTACTGAAGAGATTAGTGGTTACGTTTTCTCAGTTATGCATATTGATTCAGGTTGTAAGAAGAATGTACCTATATCGAACTGGAGAGAAGTTTTGAATTACTATTTCAGTATTGTAAAACAGAAATAATACTTACCTTTAAGGTATAAATACACAAAACTATGTTTACATTTAAGAAGAATATCTCAACAGGTCGTTACTCATCCTTTGAAGCAGAAAGTCATGAGGTAAAGTTAAAGCGTAAGGTTGTAGGATCAATTACTGAGTTTCGAATTCTAGGTGGTAGAGGCTTAAATCCAGATGAAGGTAAGTTTATTATTCGATTGGCAGTTAAGAAAGATTGCACTAAAGAAAATCCGGCACCATTCAAATGGATTACGTTAAAGCATAGAGCTGAAGATGCACTAGAGGCGAAGAAACTTCTAAATGATAATTTTGAAGCTATTGTAACTAAGTACGATTTACATTCATTCGAAGAATAACTACTTACTAAGATGATAAAAGTTGAACACACAAGATTGCATGAGATAGTTACTTATGGTAATGCTGACACTCCACCTAAAAACAGTGTAGTTAAAGCAGAAGGTAAGGTATTAGTAACAGATGCTAAGTTGGTACTAATTAATCCCGGCCAGTATATTTTTAATTCACTTACAAGTCATGGTAGATTGGTAATTGATTTTAAAGAACCTAATTCAATTCAGACGGCTGGAGGTTCATGGTGGAAGATGTCAGGCACTAAATTCTTTGGTGTACCGATTCTAATCTCAGAAACAGGGAAGATAGAGGAAGGTGATTGGTATTTGAATATGCAAAATCAACCATACATAAATAGAAGCGGCGATACACGATTTGATGGATTATATGATAAGTGCTATAAGATCTTAGCACTACCAGAACACTTCTCACCAGAACAATTAAAAATGATTGTAGATGTTAAGTTGAAAGATGGTGATAAGGTACTAGTTGAGTGTAACGGTATACTTGAAGATGGAGATGATCCTATTATAGGGGAGTTTATTCATAAAGGTAGATTTGAAATCAAGCGCACTTTCTACGTCACATTTCATAAAGTTGAAGAATATACTGAAAGAGAAATATCTATTTACAACGATGGATATAGAGATGGCTCGAGGGATCATATGGTGACTAGGAAGATGTATACGTTTGAAGATATGAATGAATTGAGAAGTAGAGCAATCGGATTTGGAGCATCAGGCTTATCTCTGAATAAATGGTTTGAGGAAAACGTAAAACAGTAGAGATATGAAAGATACATTCACAAGACGAGAAGTAACTGATATAATAATCTCAATGTTTGTTTTCATTGAACAAGCTGACGGTAAGATTGATGAGATTGCTGGAGATAATTATGGCGAGATGGCAGAACGCATAATAAGTGTCAATGAAGCGAATCCTAAAGAATATAGGGTAGGTAAGAGTGTACTTAGCATTACAAATCAATTTAAAGCATCGTAAAAACATGAAAGATATCTTTATTAGTGTGCTGAGTGGAATTGCTTATGGAGCGTTATTTCTGGCGACATTTAGCGTACTCTATCTATTTGGGATAACGATAGCAAAAGCGCCAATTAATTTGATTTGGAGAGTACTAATAGGATCGGTATTTGTGTATTTATTAGCTAAAATTTTAATCAAGATAATAAAGTAAAAAAACTATGGCAAAGAAAGAGTATACTGCAATTAAAAACTACATCCACAATGAAGCTGGATTGAGTAAGGAGCTAATAAAAGAAATAGCAGAAGAATATCTACAGAAATCTATCGATAAGATGATTGCTGATAAGATAGATTCGAACTGGATTGAAACACTTATCGTTAGAAAGATCGGTGAAGTAATAACGGGTGAGCGTGATTATTCTGGAATGGGACGGGAGACTAAATGCACTGACTTTATTAAGGAAACGATCAAAGAGACTGTTAAAAAGGAAGTCCATAGTAGAATTAACTTCAAAAACCTCGAACTTACGCTAGAAAAAGTGTGAAAAGTACTTGTACCTTCAGAGAAACAACCTATCTTTAAGTACACAAATAAACACACAAATTATGATAAAGCTTAAAGTAGAAGGTAAGAAGCCAGAGGTTGATCTTACAGGACCTGAAGGTAACGCATTCGTTTTAATGGGATATGCTAAACGCTGGTCAAGAGATTTAGGGAAGTCGAAAGAGGAAATTGAAGCTATCCAGAAAGATATGCAATCAGGAGATTACGAACATCTTCTTTCGGTAATTGAGAAGCATTTTGGAGATTATGTAATACTTTATCGTTAATAAGATGATACCAACAGCAGAAGAATTACTAGGAAAAATAACACCTGCAATAATTGAAGGAATGGAAGTATATGGTAAAGAAGTAGTTTTGTCCTTGATGAAACTAAATGCTAAACTTCATGCAGAAGCTGCATTGAAAGCTGCAAATGAAAACGCATTTATTACTCATAAAGAAACTGAAAGTGGTAATGGTATATATATTATCAATAAAGAATCAATCCTAAACGCTTACCCTTTAGACCAAATCAAATGAAATGGATAACATATCAGTTACAAAATAAACCATTTGGTGGTTGGGTGGGAGTAATCATCATTTCAATATTCACATTATTAATGATTTTAACATGATAACAGCAGAAGAATTTATGACCGATGCATATCAGATTAAACACTATGGAACTATTCTGATGAAACCAACACAATCTGCAATTGAATTTGCTAAACTTCATTGTGAGGCACAAGCAAAAGCAATTATAAATGTAGTTGATGATTATGAAATGAATAGTGTAATCCTAAACGCCTACCCTAAAACAAATATAATATGATAACAGATGATGGAGGATCAGTAACACTACCTTTAGAAGAATACTTAAGGTTACATCAGATGGAGAAGGAACTCCGAAAGAACGGTGTGGCAGTAACAGGATGGTCTCGTAAACTTACCTATTACACCTTCTACACAGAAGCGGCAACTCTTAAGCAGATAGGTGATATTAATGACGAGCTATCTAAGGAACTAACCAAAGCTACTGAACGCGCTCAAAAATTAAGCCGAGAATTATATTTTTTAGAGAAGGAGGTAAATAAGCTTAAGGACTCTTCAATTTGGGCTTTCTTAAAATGGAGGAGAAAAAAAAATAGTAAATTGGGGTAATGATAAATATCTTACCTTATAAGCAAAGTGACTCCTCTCGATGCGGACCTGCTTCAATTAAGATGATTCTCGCCTATTATGGTATTGATGCTCTCGAAAATACAATAGCAAAGTATGCGAAATGTACCTATGCGAAAGGTTGTACTAACGAGAATATAGTTGTAGCATTGAAGAAATATGGGTTAGGAGCGAGGATTTATGATAATTGTGAGTTAGAGGATATCGAGTATTGGGTTAAACATCACATTCCAGTTATTGTTGATTGGTTCGCAGGTGGAGTTCGACACGATGATGTATCTATGGGACATTCTAGTGTGATAATTGATATTGATAGAGAGAATGTATATCTAATGGATCCGTCAGTAGGTCAAGTATCATGTATAGAGAGAGAAAGTTGGAGGCAGATATGGTTTGATTGGACAAAGGATCACACGATCTCGAGTAAGAATCTCGTTACTAGGCAGATCATTGTAGTATTTCCGAAGAGGTTAGATAAAAAGTAAAAACATAAAACACACACAAAATGGAATTCATCGGCATAGAACTTAAGAATGGTATACAGAGACGCATCTATCATTCAAATGATATTAATGAAGCGAAAAGCTTTACTAATCAATTCTACGGAAACTACTTCGCTAGAGATAACTTCTATCTAATAGTTGTTTGAGTTATTAGTAATTCGTATTTTTAACCAATGAAAATGATTGTAGCTTTAGTATTGTTAATCTTAACTCCAGCGGTATCGTCGTTTGATATGCCGTTAGAGCAGAAAAACAAACAACCTCTGCTTCTAAAAAAGAAAGCAGACTTTAGAGTTGCCTTAAATGAATTGATGAGCCACGAGGGGTATTATGCTTTCCATCTCAACGATAGAGGTAGAGAGACATACTCAGGTATCACAAGGAGATGGAATCCTGAATGGTACGGCTGGCGCTACATTGATTCTCGTAAGAAAGATCTGAATCGAAAGTGGACACTTCCTACAAATCACCAAGTGGAAGAAGCAGACTTTTGGGTATTAGATTATTACGTTTCGATTTGGGTACGAGAAGGTTTCGATCAATTAGAAAATCAGAAGGTAGCTAACTACATATTTGATTTTAGAATTAATGCTAGCGTTAGAAGTATTAGGTTAGTTCAAGAGACGCTAGTAGAGATGGGCGAGAAAGTGGTTATTACTAAGGAGATGGATGATTCAACTATAAAAGCTCTTAATAGAGTTAATAGTAAAGTTTTTCTTCGTATTTTAAAGAAACACAGAATCGCTTATTATTACGATAGCTAAGAGAGATAAGTCTCAGAGTAAGTTTTTAAAACACTGGATATATAGAGCTCAAACCTCTATGTAAATAGTAAATGTAGATCAAACGTTGGATCTATAGATCGTATGTAGAGTTAAGGCCCGAAGACACAGAAACACAAGCTCTTAATTAGACATACGATCGCAAATAAAAAGATTGAAGATGAAGTAATAAAGCTCAGCACTGAGTCTTATGACAGGTGTCGTGTATTAGAAGGCAGGTGAAGCTCCTGAAATCTTCAATACTTTTTAAATAAGTTCTTTGACATTGGGGGTGACCGGTTTTGACAGGATTGAAAGAGTAAACGATCAAGCCAGGGAAGTATGCAATACCTGTAAATAAGCATGCAACAATAATTGACGTAAATTTAATCGCCGTAGACTTCCTAGGTGGAGTACTTGGCACACGTGAAGATGCGAAAGTAGTAAAGATGATTCCAGCAATGGAATTAGAATTAGAACTCGCCGCCTGATAAAGGCTAAAGTCTATGGATATGGTGACTTGAAAATAAAATACAACCCGAGTAGCTTCCGTTAGAGAGCTTGGTGGAGCGGCAGAACGAAAGTTCGGCCTCAAAAAGCTTGTAATAAGTTGTTTATAACTTAAGTATCTGGACCAGGGTTCGATTCCCTGCACCTCCACAAAATCTTCTGTGACTGAATAAATTATCGACGGCCATCTATTCTAATAAGAAAGAGTCGTAGGTAATAAGGTATCATGGTTAGCAAGGACATAATTGCCAGGCTGGGTATGAGTAATGATGTACAGATTTATCAGTGAGACGATATCATTAATTGCAATTAGTGATAGAGATCAAGTCTGATCGGAAGATTTAAACTATCAACTCGTAGAAGCGTTATAAAGATTGAGATCGGACCTGAAGCATTACTGAAGGTTTACATCGAAGATCAAGTGGAGAGTTGATGGTTTTCTTTTAGTAAAAAACTCTTTGTTCCTCTATAAAGTCTCCTTAACTTTATAGTGTTTAAAACACACACAAAAATGACAGTAAGGAAAGTTGAAATCAAATCTGATACTCTAATTACAGAAAGAGTATACTCATCCCTACCCGGTTTACAAAAAAAATGTAAGTGATGAGTAATAAGATAACAATCTATACCGACGGTTCAGCAGTTAATGGAACGCATGATAAGGGTGGTTATGGTATTGTATTTATAAATGGAAGTGTTAGGCAGTTCGCTGGAGGTCAGTATAGTCATACAACATCTGCAAGAATGGAGGTACTAGCAATAGTTAAAGCATTAGAGAAGTGTAAACCTGGCGATATTGTAACGGTATATAGTGATAACGAATACGCTGTCAATACTCTTCAGAAGAAATGGATATTTAAGTGGGTTGATGAGAACTTCAGAGGTAGAAAGAATAAAGATCTATGGAGATCATTCTATATACAATATCAACGCTTACATTGTAAAGTTACTCTAAAGTGGATTAGAGGACATGATGGAAATGAGTACAACGAAATAGCGGATAGACTGGCAAGAATAGGATCTAAACGTGTTAAAATAATCAAAGATCAATCATGGCTTTAATATCATCAATAATCGTAATTGTAATACTCATTGGAGGATTAATCTGGTTAGCAAATCGAAAACCGAGAGAAGGATTTATAGCGTATACTATTAAAAAAGGAAGAGTATTGAGTGATAACAATATAATATCACTACTCGACAAGTCAAGTACAATAATAGCTGTATTCGCTGAGTCATGTTGGTTTGAGACAGAATCGTTATATATTCGTAAGAATATCTTATTTGGAATAAGTTACGGCTTTGATTCGAACTACAATTCGATAAAATTACACTGGAAGCCTATTGGAATAAGAGGTAGGAAACTCATTGCTATATATTTAAGTGTAATTTCTAGAGGTGAATATAACATCACCACTCATCTCTGCAATGTAGAGTTATCAGAGGAGGTCTTTTTTAGAATACAGAGAGGTGCGACTAAGGATATGACAGATGTTGTAGTTATTCATAAAGGAAAGAGATATCACTATGACAATCTACCTAGATGCGAAGAAGGCTTTCCTAGATTTAGAATCTATCCTAGAGTAAATTATAAAGCACCGCAGGACTTGAAGATCTATATAAAAGATATTAACTTTACATATACTTTTTAAATAAATACGACCTATGACAATGAAAGGAAAAACAATTGGAATGCTAGCAACACTAGCTGCAGTACTTGATAGTGGTACTCATGAGAGAATACCATCTATTCATGTAGGAGGCTTAAGAATGCACGTTCAGCGATCACAGGAAGAAAAGAAAGCTGATAAGAGAAGAAAGGCTAAGCGTAGAATTTCTAATAAGAGTAGAAAAAACAATCGACCATGAAAATCTCATTAGTAAAACTTCTCCAAGCGGGAGGTGTACACCTTAGTAGGTGTAAGAGAAAATGGAGACGACAGCCGGTAAACGGAAACTCAACTCTATGCATATCAAGTGATCGACTTGAGTGTATAATAGTTAAAGCAAATGTAATTAGGTTTTGGGAAGACATGAGGTTAGATCAACATAGAGAGATTAGAGTTAAAGGTTCTATCTCAAAAGTCTATCCTAGAAATGAAACAACAGGTCGATTTGAGAAAGCAATTAAACTAAAATAAAATGAAAGACTTCTTAGAAGCACTATCGCTAGCATTAGCGTTATACTTCTCAATCTTGATAACTATAGAGATAGTTACTTTCTGGATTAGATTGGTTTTATTCTCAACTAAGACAGTAGTCTCATTAGAGATTACATGGAAAACAATCGCAGCAGTAATATTCTGGTCAACGTTTTATTTCTTAAGACATCAAGTATGAGATGGATATTTGTAGCAATCATATCATTGATAGCATTCTTCGTTTACACTATAAGTATTCTTGTTGAAGATTATAGACATGCAGAGGAGAGAGATAAACCACTTGCTGCTATGGTAATAATACTATTAAGCTTAATCATCGCAACGGCTTTATTCGGTTTATGGATTGAGGTAAGAATAGAACTAGATCACTACAGAAAATGATACAAGAAATAATTAAACCTGAAACAGAACTAGAAAGTAAGATCATTACTGATAAAGCTTTCATTGAAGGTGTAATGTGGGGTAAACCAAGAAACGGACATCCTGAAGGACAAGTAATTCATCACATAGGCCATGTACTTGGAAATATAGATAGGTATTCAATATTTAAGTATAGAGAGAAACTAAGATTGATTGCGATCATCCATGATACCTTCAAGTACAAAGTTGATCGTACAAAACCAAAGAGTGGAGAGAATCATCATGCTATGATAGCTCGTAGGTTTGCAGAGAGATTTATTACCGATAAAGAGTTACTTGAAATAATTGAACTACACGATGAAGCATACAATTCATGGTGTAAGGGTGATAGAAATGGACAATGGGATAAAGCTGAGAGAAGAGCAAAGGAACTCATCGAAAGATTAGGTCAATCAATCAATCTCTACTTAGCATTCTACCGATGTGATAATGAAACAGGAGATAAGAGAAGTGATGACTATGTCTGGTTTGATAAGTTAAGTAGAGCTAAGTATGAGGAGATTTAATTCAAAAAAGAACATTGAGAACGTTGAAGACTTCAATGAGTGTGCGAGTCAAATATTTGAAGAATACCTAAAAACATTCACGAAAGAGAATGGACTTATTAGAGATGTTACGGAGAATGACTATGTAGATGATGATTGTAAGCTCCTTTATACCCAAAGAGGGATGAGATTAATCGATAGAATGAAGGACAGGTTAGTTAAGATCGGTGACTATCATTTTCCAAATGAAGATATTGAGATCGAGACATATATGTATCGTGAGTATTAACATACAGAGTGAGAAGTTATGACACTAAAAGAATTAAAGCAAGGAATAAGGGGAGTATTCATACAACCAGTAAGACGCTACTATTTTGGTAAATTACGCTATGGAGCTCCCTACTTTTGGCCTATAAATGTTAATCCTAATGTTATTAGCGTTAGAAAACTAAAGCTAAAGACGGAGGAAGAGTTAGATAGATATTACAAGCAATACCCTTATCTCAAGGGAAGAGACGAAAGTAAATATGTAAATCTTCCTATGGTTAGGAGAGCAAAAGATTGGATCTTTAAGTTATTTAGTAACTATTACTGGATACAAATTGGCTGGCCGATCTATATTTACTGGCACGGGTTAGGGTGGAAAGATAAATTTGAAAGCCCGAGATTCGAATGGTCTCCAGCTTTCTATATATTCTTCTTCAAATGGCAATTCGTTATTCACTGGACGGCTCCAGATGAAGATAACGACAGATATTACGAGATGATATTGTGGTACTTAAAGTATTGTAATAAAGATATTGAGGAGACAAGAAGAAATTGGGGATGGAAAGATGTCAATACTGGAGAGAGTACGTGGGGAGGTGAGTATATAATTAAAAGGAAAGATGAAATACAGTAACTATCAACAAGATGTATTCAAAGCGGTAATAACTACTCCAGCTAACATAGCGGTTAAAGCTACAGCAGGATCAGGAAAAACTACAACCATTGTAGAAGCAGCTAAACTAATTCCTTATGGAAAATCAGCTATCTTCGCAGCATTCAATAAAGAAACAGTAAAACAACTAGCTCTAAGATTACCTGAAGGAGTAGATTGTGCTACACTTCACAGTATAGGTATGAGTGCGATAAGAGCTCATTACTTTCCAGGTAAAGTAATAATGAAGGAAAAGAAACAACTCGATCACATTATACCTTTGTATGAAAACATAGAGATAAGCAACAAAGAGAAATGGACATCAATATATCTTATCGATAGGTTACTTAGCTTATGTAGAGCAACAATGACAGTACCTACAAAAGAAGCTTTCGAGAAACTAGCAACTAACTACGCCCTAGATGTATCAGATGTACAGGTAGAGAAAGGAGTACAAGCCCTAAAGAACCTATACACATTCAACGATAATCAAGATAGGTTCAACATGATCATTGACTTCCAGGATATGATTGAGATGTGTGTAAGAAGTGAAAAGATAAGACTACCTCAATATGACTTTGTATTTGTAGACGAGATACAGGATCTAAGCGCACTAGATCATCTATTCATAAAGAAGTTAAGGAAAGTGGTAGGAGGTCGAATCATAGGCGTAGGAGATCCAAGACAAAGTATATATGGATTCAGAGGATCACATCCATATTCATTTGACAAGTTTACAGAAGAAGCAAACACAACAATACTACCACTAAGCATTAGTTATAGGTGCGATAAAGCTATAGTAGCAGAAGCAAGAAAGATCTATACTGATATTGAACCGTACGTAGAGAATCAAGAAGGATTAGTAACTATGGAAGGTTCGCTAGGAGACATAAGAGAGGGTGATTTTGTATTATGTAGGAATACTAGACCATTGATAGAGGTATTCTTTACACTAATAGATAGGAATATAAAGGCGTATGTGGTAGGATCGGAGATGGAGAAAGGATTAAAGAACTTGTTGAGTTCATGCGAACCTACAGAAGATTCAGAGTTAGCGCTTGGAAAGGTTAAAGCAATTTATGAAAAATTACTCGCCAGTTTAAAGCTAAAAGGAGCGACTAACCCGAGCTACCATCCCAAGGCTGTTAGTTTCAAAGAAAAGCTGGATATCTTGAAATTACTTTTTAGCCGATTTAACACAGTTTTAGAGGTCGAAAAGTTCATTGAAACTGTATTTGACGATAAGGAACGCGAAGGTGTGCGACTCATGACTATCCATAAGTCTAAGGGCATGGAGAATGGTAGAGTGTTTGTAATCGATAGTTTTGATGGCAAACAGCTCATCCCAAGCCCATATGCTGTTACTAGGGACCAGAAGATTCAGGAAAGGAACCTAAGTTTTGTTGCGGTCACTAGGGCAAAGAACGAACTTATCAAGTTATCTTTATGAAAATTTATCAGATATGAAATCAACTATAACAATAACAGTAGATAAGCGCGAAGGGCTGTATTACACATCAACTAACATTGAAGCTTCCGGTTTATCGCATGTCGAGATCATTGGCATATTAACTTTACAACTAGATGAACTTAAGAAAGCAGCACGGCAAAAAGCAAAGCGTAAAAAAATAAAGAAGTGAGAAGGATAGCGAGATTACCTAAGATCCTAAAGGATAAGATAAGAGTAGCTGAGTTAATCCGCAGATGCTGGACGGTAGTAGGTAGAATCGATGAACCTACACATAGGTATTATTGGAGCGGTACCTTCAAAGATCCTAAGAGTGACCTAGTTGTGTATATCTATTTTCAGAGGTATGTGAACTGGAGTAGGAGAATGCAAGTTCACTATATTCATATTAGAGAGAATAGTAATAACAAAGCTTTAGGAGTAAAACAGATTAGAGACTTATTAGTATCGTTCCTGTAAATAGAAGAGTATGGTAAAGAGCTATGATTTCGTTGAACTTCGAAGAATTCTAGATGTAGCTGAAGCTGAACTACCTATGAAAACGGTATTCGCAATAGAGATTTCAGATGCTAAGAATTTATTAGTTCCTGAATTCAATTCAAAGAGTATAGAGCTAGAGTTAGGTTTCAGGTTTAAGTATATGGGATTTGATTGCATCTTAGTAGCTGACGATATACCTTGCTCAATATGTGAACGTAAGTATGGTTCTCATAAATTAAGTTGTCCAAACAATCCTTACAATCATAGACCGCTAATACACTTAGACTTATGAAGAAGTGGAAGAAAGGTAACTTCTATACTAACCTTGAAGATTGGGAACTTTACAAGAAGAGCTTATCAGTAATAAACCCCATTCCTAAGAAAGTTCCTAGTAAAGGAAGTAGAGTTCACCTACATAGTATTGATGGTATCTATGAAGTCGTAGGTATTGATTATTACACATCGACAATGAAGATAACTTGTAAGAAGTGGAGTGTAGAGGTGGATAGAGGTCAACGCTTCACAGCTTTCAAGAGAGTACCTCTTTCAGATTTTAGATGTAAGTATGGAGAAGGAACTTATAATAAACTAAACAAATAAACATATGATCGCATTTTGGTGGACAGTAGGAGTATTAACATATCTCTTCATTGGAGGGATAATCAATGGATTGCTGAGTGAAGAGAATGAAGGGATAGAGATAGCACCTTTAGTAGTATGGCCGATACCACTAATGATTATCTTTGGATCTGAAGTAGGAAGTTGGATTAAGAAGTACTGGAAAGATATCTATTGATGCGTGAAGAGCACGTGGCGAGTTAGGCAATGGAGAGAGAAGAATAAGATTCGAGCCGCATACCACTGCTTAAAATCACATGCTAAAGAGAGAGGTATAGAATTTAAGTTAGGAGAAAATTACTGGAAAGAGTTTTGTAATCGAACAAACTATCATATATTAAAGGGAATTAAGAAACACGACCTAACTGTAGATCGAATAGATCCTAGGTTAGGTTATATTGAAGGTAACATACAAGTACTAACTATGAATGAAAATAGAAGGAAAGTATTTACTGACGCTAGGTTGTTAAGGGGTGATATAGAAGATAATTGCCCGTTTTAAACGTTCATTGAAATAAGAAGAAATAAAACTCTTCTGCTTGAAGACAAACACCAGACAATAGGACAAGGAGTTGACTCTGAAGCCTAATAGGTAGAAACTTGGAACTGTTCTAGCAGTTTAATGTTTGTTGTAGAGACTACATAGGTGTGACGTTCACCGTCCAGAATAAGGTAAAGTAGTACCACTAGAAAATTGGACAGAAGAGTTTTTAAAATATAAAGCTACTAACATCGGTTAAACCTTATGTGTTTTGTAAGAACAAACAAAGGGATTAGGCTTTGATAGAATGGTATGAGTTAGGTAACATAAAGCGCCCTTAAATGGAATAATCGTTGTAAACCTGTATAGTACGTGAAATAAATCAATGACCTTCTAACATTTTAAGTGCTTTTGCTAGTAGCTTTTAAAACAAACAGGCTAAACATTGATCCTGCTTTAAACCAACCTTGCTCAGGGTGTAAGAGATATAACAGAGTGGTTTGAGAAAAGATATTATCAGTAATGGTAGATGTGCTATTCACCTTGAGAAAGTGAACATTCGGGCTAATGAGATATGTAGATAGTACAAATGAGTTCTCAGCAAGTGGTTAGTTGCAACTATTGAAGTGGAATATAATGACCATGAAGAAATAGCAAAATATTAACTACGTGACCTTACTAACGCAAAGCTGTAAATGCTTTTCTAGAGGGTGCTAATAATCAGGTGGCGAAATTGGAAAACGCTCAGAAGTAACAGTAGCACTGTATTTAAGGTAGGCAGTGAGTGTCGAAGCTCATGAAACGCCCCTCTCTGTGGTAGCACCTTATAGGTTCGAGTCCTATCCTGATTACCAAGATCGCTGTAAAGTCAGCAACACTACCCCAAGGTAGGGGTCACATTCACCCTGGTAGTGGATTTTGAAAAGATTGGTAGTGTAAAACATCAGGAATTAAGTACTGAAAGAAAGTCTACCAATTCTTTTATTGCAATTTAATAGTTAAAATTATGGATAAGGAATCATTAAGGAAATTAGAAGAGAAGGCTGCTCCTAAGATTTATAGTAGAGACGCTTATCCTTTTGAAATTAAACATTGTCCAGGTTATAAAGGTTATAAACCTGAAAACTTAGATCATGAGGTGTGTAAGTGGTGTGGTAGTATTAAGTATTATCATTAAATTCAGAACATTATGTATGTAGCAATAACTAAAGCTAACAGGTATTATAAAGAAACCGTATCTAATGATTCACAGACAGCTAAGGCTACAGGAAATTTCAGTATATCTATTAAAACCACTACTGACATTGAAGAAGCGAAAGAGTTTAAGACTTATAACGACTGTTTTGATTTTTGTTACGATCATAGAAGATTTAGAGTAAGTGAGAAATGAGTGACATAAGTAAGTGTTCAGGTGAAGGATGTAAGCTTAAGAAGAAGTGCTATCGCTTCACAGCTAAATCAGGAATGTGGCAAAGCTACTTTTCAAAACCACCTATTAAAGAAGATGGTAAATGTGATTACTTTTATAAAATAGAGAAATGAGAAAGAAAGAAACCGACAAAGCTAAGATCAAACGACTTCAAGCAAAAGTTAAAGCGTGCGATAACTTATTTAGAAACTTCATTGAATGTATTAATACCGTTGGAGCGACTAACGCAAAGTTTAAAAAATCTCTACTTGGGCTAATTGTAAGTATAGAGGAGTATAAAACACTATGAAATGCTTGATTGTTCAAAATATAACAAAAGAGAAGGTCAGAGTTGTGACTTAAATAACCTTTGTAGATACCCTAATTGTTCACAACACACTAATCACATGAAAGTACTTGAATTAAACGGAGAAGGTAGAGTAATGACCTACGATATACCTGAGATACCTTTAGTAAGAAAGGAAATCTTAAATGAAAAAGGTGAGGTTATTGATAAGCATATTGAATGGCATGAGTATGATAGATCACTTCAGACAGCTAGACGCAATCCTATTTATTTCAGACCTGAAGATATAACAGTAAAGCAAAATAAACCACCACATGAAATATGGTGGGATATTACCTTCAAAGCTATTGATCAAATACGAACTGTTAAACAATTCGAATGCTTTTCTGTACCTGATAAGTATGAGGTGAAGATTGAGGTTCGAGATGTAGATGAGGTGTATTTTGAATTACAAGCAACTCATCAAGATTATTACACACATCATTTTCATCACTATGATAGTGGTAGAAGAACTTTCAAGAAAGAATTTCAACACCTCTACTCATACGCCACTCTCATACTGAACAAGGAAGAGAAAGAAAGACCAGCAACTTTAGTAGGAGATTCATTAGACGCTTCATACTTCAAAGGTGGAGAGAGAGTTAATCACTTTCTAGTTAATGCTCTAATGCAACTTAGCCAAGATGAGATTAGGATACTTGGTGAGAATCTACTTGAGCGTGTACCAAAACCTCCAGATTGGCTATTAAAGAGAATAGATATACCAAGTAAAGAGGAGTTTGAGAAAGAATGCTTAAATAAACCTAAGCCAACAAAGGAGAAAATTGATTTAACTAAGAATCCTGAGCAACTTTATCCGAAACAACAATCCATTGAAGAAGATGCAAAAGAGTATGCTTCGAGTGTTGGTGGTTCGATAGAAGGACAGCTTGAACACATGAATACTTTCATCGCAGGAGCCAAATCACAGGAAGACTTAGCAGTAAAGTTTGCTGAGTGGATTGGAGAAAGACAGATTCGTGATAGTTGGTTTAAATATGGTACAACATGGCACAAGTGGTATTGGCATACGAAGGGTCACTTAACAACTAAGGAACTATTTGAACAATTTAAACAACAGAAGCCATGAGAATCGAAAGGAAATTAATCTATGAACCTTGGTCTAAAACTTCTTACTACATAACTCTGTATCATTATAAATAATGAACTATGAAACAAAAGACAGCTATAAGAAAACTGATTGAATTACTTGAAATGAGAATAGGAATGAGAGTGTCTAATTCTCCATCGGGTTATTATGATGCTTTAATATGGACATTAGAGAATGCTAAGAGGTACGAACCTTTAAACGAACAGCATATTAAGGAGGCTTACCTATTTGGTAACCATTCTGAAATCAAAATAGGAAATCCGCAGATAGAGGCAGCAAATATTTACTTCAACGAAACATTTGAAAAGCCATGACGAATAACGAGAAAAAACTTCTTACAAGAGTTATAGAAATACTCAGAGATTTATGAAATTAGTATCCAATTTTGGCCTGAACAAAAAGTTATTTTTATAGCTAAGGATGGCGTTGATCTTAACAGTTGGGGATCATCTGATTTAGAAACCCCATTACAAAGTGCAATTGAATATCTTGACAGAATAAACAAAAAGCCATGAAAAAAGTTTTAATAATTATTACAGGAATAGTACTACTTAACTGTACCGGTCGATCAGATGCAGTAACATATTTAGATTGCCCCTGTCTGATTGAGACGGTCAGTTTACCTTCAACGAATAGAGGATATAAAATTACTCTTATAGATAAAGATGAAAACAAAGTTACTTTTTTTACTACTACCAAACATTCTGTTGGAGATACTATACAATAAAGATGTAACTAAATGAACTTCTATCTTAAATTCCTACTAGTGTTCTTATGTGTTACAGCTACAGATGCATGTTGGGCAATATACATATTAAGGATAGCTGAGAAGAAAGCATTAGCTGCATCTCTATGGGGATCACTAATAAGTTTACTAGCAGCATTTACAGTTGTATCGTATACAGAAGATCATCGATTAATAGTAGCGATGGTAATGGGAGCATTCGTAGGAACATGGTTAGCAATTAAAGTAATGAAGAGAGAGTAAATATGAAATACGTAATCTAGATTATGACTCCGACGACCATCACTACGACTATTAATAACGACGCTTTAATGGAATCCTTAATTAGAGAGAATATGTCTAAGATAAAGAGGCAGTGTCAAGTGACAGCATTCATGTTTCGCACAGAACCAAAGGTCATATTAAGTGAAGTACTAGAGAGGGTGTGGAGAAGGAGAAAGACATATGTACACGAATCAGATAAAGCATTCTTAAATTGGGTTAGCTTAATATCTAAACATACAGCTATAGACCTGTATAGGCGCGAGAAGAAAGTAGAGATCGTTGAGATAAGTGAATTCAACGTACCTATGCCTAGGCATGATAAGCAAAACTACAGTGAAAAGGATTATGTAGAGAATGTAAAGATGATAATGAAAAGTCAACTTGAAGACATTCAGTTTAGAGTAATGATGATGGTTGGTGATGGTTGGAAGTATAAGGATATAGGTAAAGAAGTAGGCTTACCTGAGTCTAAGATTAAGATGATGGTATATCGTACAAGAGAAGAGTTAGAGGAGATATTTAGTAATTTTACAATCTAAAATAACTCTACAAATGTTAATACTAACTATCTTATTTACAACGTACATCATAATCGTACCTATCTTAATCAGAAGAATTCCTAATTCAATTAGCGAAACTTATTACGCTCTAGGTGATAAATTTGGTAAGCCGGTGGGAAATGTTTTTACACTCTGGTTAATGGCAATAGGTGTATCGGTAATATTTCTTGAACATGTTAATACATTACTTTTCCTATCAGGTTCGGCATTATGTTTCGCAGCAGCAGCAGCAAGATATAAAGATAGTATGACGGATATGATTCACTACATAGGATCTGCATTAGGATTTGTATTAACAGCATTTACAATTAACCTATATATATCCCTTGCTGCTTTAGTAATCGTTCTAGCAATTCAAGCTAGTGAGAGAATAGAGCAGAAGACTTTCTGGCAAGAGGTAGTAGCTTTCTATATTCTAATGATAGGTCTATTAATTAAGTTTCACAACTTATCATGAGTAAAATTAAATCTCATGATGATAAGTATATCTTAGTAATTATTACTACCTTTATAGGTACGTTATTATTAATGCTATTAATATGTCAACACTAGTTATCTTTATCTTCATTATGATTTGTATTTGGGGATACAAAAAACAACGAGCTTATAATGGCTCAGGATTATTATGATAAAACCGACAGAAGAGCAGTTCGCTATATATAAGAGTACAGCTCTATATAAAACCAATCCAATTTTCATGAGTGTAGTGGATCAGTTAAAAGAAATGACTGATATGTCTTCAATGTGGACAGAGCAACACGGAACTCCAAAGAAAGAGAAGGTAAGCTTTATAGAATCTTTACAAGAGATTGTTGATGAGCTCTATAAAGGAAGACCAGCTCATACCACTCTTCGTTTCACAAAGAGACAATTCGAACAAGCTTTAGGATTAGACAAAACCAAAACAATATGAATACTGCAACATTAGTAGGCTACACTGAAGACATGGAATGGATCAAGAGCTTAGCTTGCGCAGGTAGCTCATTAAACTCTCTCTGACGTTTAGTATCTGGACCTTTGCATTTATGTATAAGGTAACATATCAAGGCTAATAACGATGAATAACGTAGCTTTTAAGAACGCACTGTTCTTTGAAGATGGTTGCGCGAAAGGTTCAAACAATTTACAATGCGCCTATATAAGGAAACAGGAAACTTAATACACACAAAATGATATCAGCGAAAGTAATATCAGACAGTAAAAATGAATCAGGTAATAGGATCACTACAATGATCATTACTTTACCGAGAATCATCTTAGCAGAACTAAACACTCACAGAATGCTAAGTAAGAATAGTGCATCAAGTAGAGCTATACCATTTAAGAAGATGCTTAAATCGGTAAAGGAAAATCCCTTCATACCTATAGCATGGCAAAAAGATCATAAAGGTATGCAAGGGGGAGAATATATCATTGATAAAGCTAAAATAGATATTAGGAGAAAAAATTGGCTACGAGGTCTAGATCGAATGATATTAACTGCCGAAGGTCTTCATGCTAATATTATGGCTGATGGAGGTATTACTATTGATATAGATGGAGAGGGGGTTACTAAACAACTCTGCAATAGATTACTTGAACCTTTCATGTGGCATACGGTTATTGTAACTGCTACAGAATGGGAAAACTTCTTTGCATTGAGGTGTCCTAAATATAAAGTAGTAGATGGTTTAAATGGAGCTAATGCTGGACTAACTTATTATAGAAGTTGGAAAGATTTAGTTAAAAAAGAAGCATTAGGTTTAACCACTAAACAATTTTTAGAAAATATGTCTTTATTAGAAAGACTTCAAAAGAATAGTGGTCAAGCAGAGATTCACATGATGGCATTAGCTGAAGCTATGTGGGATGCTTATAATGAATCTACTCCTAAAGAATTACAAGATGGAGAGTGGCATATACCATTTGAAAATCAAATACTATTAAAATTAAATGAAACTATTGATCAGAAAGAATTTATAGATCAATGGAAAGTTTATCTAGTTAAGATAGCAACAGCTATGTGTGCGAGAGTATCTTATACAGTAGTAGGTGAGGAAGATAGAGAACCTGATTTCGAAAAAGATATCAAGCTACACGACCATCTAGCTACTAGTGGTCACTGGAGCCCATTCGAACATTGTGCGAGAGTTATGGATGAACGGAATTGGGATGATATTCTTGACGATCAATCAGGTAACTTTAGAGGATTTATTCAATATAGAAAGACATTTCATAACGAAAACATTGAACAGAAATTAGGTAAGTCTTTTTAATTTTTCGTATTTTTATAAGCAAGTTACAAGGGAGTGATTCATCCTATAAAACTATCTAATGAGTAAAAGAATAGAGAAGGCTAGTAACATCTTAAGATGGGCTATTGAGAATAAAAAAACTATAACAGAGGCTTGTAAGGTATTTAGGGCAAATGAGGGGTATATAAGGTCTCTTAGGACAACTAAGAATAAAAAGAAATTTGACAAAATACCGGCTTATAAGGAATTCGAACTACTTCACAGCAAGTTATCTGTAGGTAAAGAAGGAAAACCTTATGTTGAAATTGTTGCAGATGATGATTTGCTGGATAAGGATAAAACGATCGATTCACCGTATCTTAAATTCATCCAAGAACAGAAGAGTAAAGGGGTTCTAGATGCGAGAGGTACTTCTAAGGTAAGGACGCTAGAAGATATAACTAGAGAGGCGAAGATCGATTTAGATGTTTGGAAAATAGATCGACATGTCATTAATAAATGGGATGTAACGAATAGAGAAGGGCAAACATTTCAGAATTGGCAGGTAAAGGTTTGGTTAAGTAAGATCAGAACTGAAGAAGAGAGTAAGGCATGGGAGAACTTCTTGAAAGTTATAAATGACGCATCACCGAATTATCCTAAGATTAAGAGAAGGAAGACTGGTAAGAATTATTTATTCGAACTCTCATTAGCAGATCTTCATGTAGGAAAGATGGGTTGGGGATTAGAGAGTGGTGATGATTATGATACGAAGATAGCTCTAGGTAGGTACAATCAAGCTATTGAAGATCTAATCAGCCAAGTAGTACATCTTGCCGACGAGATTGAAGAGATACTACTACCAATAGGTAACGATTTGATTAATGTTGATAACCTAAACAACATGACAACAAACGGAACACCTCAAACAGTAGATTCGAGATGGCAGCAGATGTTCTTAAAGACGAAAGCGGTAATGATTACCAACATCGACAAACTATCTGAGATTGCACCTGTGAAAGTTATAATGGTAACAGGTAATCATGATCAACAAACGGTATTCTACCTAGGTGAAGCACTAAAAGCTTGGTATAGAAACAGTGATAGCGTAACGATAGACAATTCACCGACGCAGAGAAAGTATTATTTGTATGGAGCTAACATGATTGGCTATACACATGGTAATGAAGAGAAGCATATAGACTTAGGCCTGATTATGGCAACAGAGAGACCAGAGATGTGGGCAGCGAGTAAGTTTAGAGAGATACATTTAGGACACTTTCATAAGAGTAAAGAAACTAAGTGGATCGATAGTGATGAGCATCAAGGATTTAAGATAAAGATCTTACCTAGTTTAAGTTCAAGTGATTCATGGCATGCTAAGAAAGGATATATAGCAGTGAGAAGTGCTAAAGGATTATTATATCACAAAACTGATGGTCAAGTAGGTGAGTTTGTATTTAACGTAAAGTAGATATGAAAAGAGAAGAACCTCAACGTAAAGGATATGAGCAAACTTGATATTAGAGTTCACTTAGTAATGATTCCAAATAGCGGATCAATGTTCTTTACTACTGAGAGTAGTGATCCTAACTTTTATGCCATTGTAAGGCCTATATTAGGTGATAACAACGATATTCAAATAGATCGTAACTTTTATGGTCACGGAAAGATTAAGAAGGAGGATGTAGGTATAGTGGCTTCGATTAATGTAGCAAGTGAAGATGTGATATTGAGTAAGGAGATTAAGAAAGAAGATGTAGGTATAATACTAAGCAAATGAACTTTGAAATAGATACAGAGAAGAAAGAAATTATCCTGTTAGGTCCTACAACATTATTAGAACTACAACAGATAAAGAATTTCATAGGAGATGGTTGGGAAAAATATGTACTAACACAGAAACCTATAGAAGTAGAGAAATGGATTCCAATCACCACCTGGCCGATATATCCATCATATCCAATAAACTTCCCTAACTATCCTACATACAGAGATCCATATAAACCTCCATATGAAGTAATGTGTGGTGATGGAACAGCTACTAAACTTAAGATAACTGGAACATTAAATGATTTCGTTACTCTAAGTGTATTAAGGAACGGAACGAATTGATGTGGAAAAGAAAAAGAGTAATAAGGAGAAAGGTATATTTCTAGCACCGCATTTAGCTCCAGATTATAAGCAAGAACATACCAACAGAATAGTTACTCTTCAGAGGAGGAATGATATTATTTCGTTAATCTTAGACGGTAAACCTCCTAAAGAAATTCGAAGCTACTTAGTAAGTAAATATAAATTAACTCCAGGTACAGCTAATGTTTTCATTCAACATGCTAGGAATGAAATAAAGAACAGGAAGGAGTTAGAAGTTCAAGAGCTTGTAAGTTTACATCTGCATAGATACGAAGAGATATATAAAGAAGCTAAAGCGTTAAGAGCAGCTACGTTCTGTATAGATGTATTGAAAGCTAAAGAGAACCTACTTCAATTTCATCGAGAAGGGTTTCATATGAAAGTAACTAAAGGTCAAATACAAACAGTACACCTTAGTAATGTAAATGGTGAATATGATCTAGAGAGGTTAAGTGAAGAGAAGAAAAACAGATTAGAGCAATTATTAACTAAAGCTAAAGGATGAAGTTATTCTTAGACGATATTAGAGATCCAAGTCAATGTGCCGCATATATGTATAAACGTATTGGTAAAGAAAATCCAGTATACGTTGAAGGAGGTTGGTATGTAGTAAGGAATTACGCTCAATTCATTAAAGCTCTAGATGAACATATAGATAGAATAACACATATTAGCTTTGATCATGACCTAGCTGACGGGCATTACGATACTTCAATGGATGAAGGTGAAAGTGCTTATATCAATCACCTTAAAACTGTTAAAGAGAGAACTGGTTACGATTGTGCTTTGTTCACTAGAGATTTCTACAAAGAGAAAGGAAGGCAACTACCAATAATGTATGTTCATTCGATGAATCCGATAGGAACAGAAAGGATCATAAGAATATTCAAGAAATGATAATAGAAGAACTCTCTACTAATACGTTAAATAGGTTAGAGATAGCTATAGAGAGAGATCTGTATAAGAAATCCTTCTATGAGTTCTATAAAGCGGCTTTTTGTCAATTACATATAGGTATAGAGTATGATGATAACTGGCATGCCGAATACCTCTGTGGTGTTCTTCAAGAAGAGGTAGAGAGGATAATACGAAAGGAAGTACGAAAGCAAGATATCATTATCAATCTACCTTTCCGTGCTAGTAAGTCAATGCTAACAACGGTAATCTTTCCGGTATGGTGTTGGACTATGGATGCAACACTAAAGTTCATTTCAGTGTCTTATTCAAGTACACTAGCATTAGAGCACTCTAGAAGATCAAGGGATCTTATCAATACAGTTTGGTTCCAGAGATTATATGGACAGAGAGTAATCCTTAAAGATGATGTTTCAGCTATAGGTCATTACGAAACAGTACAGGGTGGTATGAGAAAAGCTGTAGGTACTGGTGGACAAATTACAGGATCAGGTGGTGATATTATTATCTGTGATGACCCAGCTAATCCGAAGAAAGCAGCATCTGAAGTTGAAAGAACTAACTGTATCGATTTCTATGATCATACATTATTCTCACGTTTAAATCAACTAGAGATAGGAGTAAGGATAATAGTAATGCAGAGATTACATGAAAAAGATCTCTCTGGTTATCTGATGGATCCTAAAGATGGAAGACCTGAAGATCATAAGCATATCTGTATACCGGGTGAGCTAGATATGAAGATCGTAAATCCAAAAGAATTAGCTAGCAAGTATGTTAACAATCTCTTCTGGCCGAATAGATTTAACGAGAAGGTATTAGCTTCATTTAAGAAAGCATTAGGATCATTACAATACGCCGGACAGATTCAACAAACACCTGTACCACCAGAAGGTAACTTATTCAAGAGAGCTTGGTTTGAAATACTTGAACCGGAACTTGTACAAAGAGATGAACGTCAATCCCCTATTCACTTCTTTATTGATACAGCATATACAGAAGATGAGACAGAGAGGAATGACCCAAGCGGTATATTAACGGTATTTAGAAAGAATGAAAATATCTATATCGTTAACTTTGTTGAGGTATGGTTAGAGTTTCCGGACCTAATTCAATTCATTATACAATACGTAGGCTTAAACGGATATACCCAAAGTAGCGCTATCTACATTGAACCTAAAGCTTCAGGTAAGTCTGTAGTTCAGCAATTAAAAGGTACAGGTTTAAATGTAATAGAGGTAGCAGGAGAGTGGATACGAGATGACAAAGTAACTAGAGCATCAGGTGTCTCTCCTATCATTCAATCAGGTAGAGTTAAGCTTATTAGAGGACCTTGGAATGATAAATACTTAGGTCAAGTTACATCCTTCCCTAAGGCAGCACACGATGAAGCGGTAGATACAACAGTATATGCAATGAACTACCTAGCTCCTGTAAACGATTTCTTTGCTGCGTTCATTTGATGATAAAGAAAGAGTTCTTATCTTTATACTCTTATCAAATAAGAACTACTAATGAAGAAAGTTTATTACGCCCATTGTGTTGCAATATACGATACAGTTCAAGAAGAGAGAGATATCCTTACTCTTCAAGATCTAGACCTCTTTGTTTTTAACCCCAACTGCGAAGAAGTTCGAGAGGGTGTTATTAAATACAAAGAAGAAAACGGCCATGATAAGGTAATGGATTACTTTAAGAGTTTTGTAGAAGATTGTGATGTGTTTGCATTCAGAACTTTACCGGATGGAAGAATACCTAGCGGCGTAGCATTTGAATTAAATCATGCTAAACAACTCCGCAAGACTATCATTGAATTACCTAGTGGCATTATTAGTAGGACAATGAACTACGAACTCACCAAAGAATATTTACTGGAAATTGGTAACAGATAAAATTATGGAAGATAGATTAGTTCAAATCAGAGCGAGAGTAAATAGGTCTCTCGATGAATTAGAAGCTTGCTTAAGGGAGCTTAGGGATATCAAAAGTGACATCAAGAGAAATGCGCTATAATGTATCAAGTGTATGCGATGTAAAAACGGCTTAGATGAACTACAATACGAAGAACACAATTTTTACTTTAAATTTTTAGAGCGATGGATTTAATACAACTAAGACCAACAAACAGAGTTTCTAATGGAATAATATCAACTATTCAATATCGAGAAGGTGTTTGGGGTTGCATCATAACCCAAAGTTTATTTAGTTCTGGGCATGATTGGGTGTTTTATAAAGCTGATGATATACACCCAATGAAAATAAACTCCAAAATTCTTTTAGAAATGGGGTTTGAATACCGTGATGGGTGGGAAGACAGATATGTAAATGATAGATTAAAAATTTACGGCAACCCAATGAAGGAAGGATGGACTATTGAAAATATTGAGCCTAATTTTGAAATACATTATGTTCACCAATTACAAAATTTATATTATTCATTAGCTGGATTTGAATTAGTAGTTCCAAGCGGGTCGGAAAAAATTTAAAGTAAAATTGCTCACTGAATGAACCTACGAAGAACCAAACTCTCCCGCGCTTTCAATGGCATATACACGTTGTTATGTGCAGTGTGACGGGCGCGGTGGCAAAAGGTGTGCGCGTGGGCAAGTGCGTAGCTCCGCTGGCAACCTTTTATTGTGGGAGGAACATTGCACATAACGGTTTTGGGCTTTGCGTTCGTTTTTTGCTTACTCGAATGTTCAAAGTTAGCACAAATGTTAAAGGCAAAAAATGACGCAAAACCCGTGTTATAGGCAGTAGGGATTTTTAGCAGAATGTTTAATCGAAGCACTAAAGAAAAAATTAAAATAAAAAAAAGCGTGGGAAAAAATATATTGTATAATGGAGATTGCTTAATTGAAAGCGAAAAAATTGAAAGCGGAACAGTTGATTTAATATTGACGGATTTGCCTTATGGAACAATGAATGGGCAAAGTGATAGTGGAATATACCATCAAGGAAATGAACGGCACGAATGGGATAAAAAAATACCAACTGAAAACATATTTAAAATTGCTGATAGAATTTTAAGACCAAATGGAAGAATGATTTTATTTGCACAAGACCCATTCACTACCGAATTAATGGCAAAAGCAATACCAAACATCCCTTCTAATTATAAGGCAATATGGGTAAAAGATACGTTAGGTAGTTTTATGAGAAGCAAAAAGGCATTACTTTATAGAACAGAAGATATTTTGATGTTTCAAAAAAGGCACATAAAGGATGATAATGAATTGAGGCATCCTTTAAGAAATTGGTTAAAAGAAACACAAGAAAAGAACAATGTTTTTTGGTATGGAAAAGAGATACAAAACTTGTATTTAGAAAGTGGGATTGCAAAAAACATACAGAGTGCAAAAGTTATTGCTGCTCACAAATTAGACTGGAATTATAAACAAATACAAAACCTAAATAAAAAACATTACGACTTGTTGCAACCATTATTAAAATGGGATAAGAGCTATGAAGAAATTGAAATGGTGTATAAAACATTTAGAGAAAACCTTTTGTATGTTGAAAATGAAAAATACCCATCAACTTTTAATTTGTCCGAAAATGTAAAATACAAAGACAATATTTTTGAATACAAAAGAGATAAAGATGGCTACCACCCAACGCAAAAGCCTGTTTTGTTGCTTGAAGATTTGATAAAGACATTCAGTAATGAAAATGATTTGGTAGTGGATTTAACAATGGGAAGCGGAAGCACTGGAGTAGCTTGTAAAAATACCAATAGGGATTTTATAGGAATTGAAATGAGTGAACAATATTTTAATATAGCACAAAACAGAATAAATGGAACTGAAGCTAAACTAGCACAATTAATTTAAGAATAATGGAAAAGTTCGCATGGCTGAAAGTTTATTTTAGCCCCTTCAAACCTATCATACCGAAACTATACATTGGTAAGATAGCAATAGGCACTCCTTACTTCTTACCTAGAAAATGGATTAAGCGTAGAGATGGGTATCTCGAAGCTATACCTAGAAAAATCGGATTTGATTTTGTGGGATTAGGATGGAAATCAAAATGGAGCCGTATAGATTATAGATATGAATGGAGCCCAATCTGGTCTTTTGTTTTTTTTAAATGGCAGGTGGCTATAATATTTACTCCAGATGAAGTAGATCACTATTGGACTTGCTGGTTATATTATTCTCGTGATACAGATAAGCGTCAAGAAGTAGAGAAGAGAATACAGCAAGGGAGAGTAGGTTTTCCTTGTATTTGGAGAAGAAGTGTTTCAGGAAAGGAAGATGAGGTAATATGTTATTGGGATAAAATTTTAAAACCTGAATATCGATGAGACAGAGTTGGGCAATTATAGGAATAGAGAAAATTATAACTCGCCAAGGATTAACTTTCTCAGAAGGTGGAATAAAAAGTCAAGCTATCGGTGAGACCGTTACCTGTAATGACATTCTCTTCAGAGGGACCTATGAATCGTCATTAACCTTTCTAGAAGTATTTCAGCAACCGATCGAAGACATAACTTATACTAAGTTAATTAGAGGATTACTTTGGGAACCGGAAGAAGAGAAGGGTGATTAGTTCGTATGTTTAATCTGTGAAGGAGTATAAGAAGCAATATAAGATCAAAGAAAAACCTGAGCTAAAGCTTGAAGGAAAAGATCGGTATGGCAACGTTCAACAGATTAAGAAAACATTTCTTAACGATGTAGAGTTTGAAGGTGGACAAGGAACGCACGAATCTAAGTTAGTCGAAACTCCAGAATATCAAGCTTTAATAGTAAGGACATATGAATACCTAAAAGCAGCTATACCTTCAAATCAAATTCTTCATACTTATATGATGGAAGATGAGAGTATGACTGAAGGTAAGTTTGCTCAATTATTAAAGTACACCTATCAATACGGAGAGAACGAATTACATAAGGATCGAGAATACATCTTTCAATTACACATGAAACGATATGAGGACCTATATCGCGAATGTATGGTTATGCAAGATAGTTGGCATAGACCATTAGATCCTAAGAAGGATTGGTATGTTATTACAAGAAAATACGCAGCAGCCGTAAAAGCTTTAAAAGCAAAAGAAGAGCTTCTAGGGCTGCATAATAAATCCGTAGTATTAGAGTTTAGTGATAATAAAGCTCTCATTATAGAGAAGGAAACGATGCGAGGTGGAGCTAATCAGGTTGCAGGCTTTGATCTAGATAAGTTAGAGGTAAAGGAATTAGCTGAACTACTTACTCTTATAAAAGATATAAGAACAACACCTATAGAAGGTATTCAACGAGTATCGATTAAACAGGTTAGAATTGAGATAAGTTCAAATGGAGAAAGATCTCTAAACGAACTTGTTAAGACTATCGATATGGTGAATACTAAAGGAATCATATTCGAAGACATGCCTGAAGATGTTGTTGGTAAGTTTGAAGATGTAACTGTAATTGAAGAGGATGTACAGATCAAAGAACCTAACGTAATAGATTCGGTACCAAAGGAATACCGCAAGAAGAAGGTAGCTAATGAGGAGGATGTTAAGGAACAGATCAGAGTAAAGACGTTAGAAGAACTTAAGAAAAGATTGAAAAAAGATTAATTAATTAGTATTTTTACACCTATGAAACAGCAGAATCCAGTATTACCAGAAGTAAATTACGTCATCGAAACTATAGCTAAAGTAGCTAACAATCCAAAAGATGCGTCTCACGGAAAGAAGTCAATCGATCTTTACAGAAGATTAAGTGAGAAAGCTATTGCTGAATTAAAAGCATTAAAGTATAACGTTACAACTTGGACTAGCACAGGTGAAGCTACTACTCCAAGAGATGGCGTTTATCATATCATCACATGGAAATAATAAAGAAGTATTGGAGTCAGCTACTATTATTAGTTAGCATAATCATTATCTTCTTTTTAATGAGAGACTATCAGAATGTAGCTGATCAAAATCAATTATTACAACAAAGCGTAGATAGTTCTTTTCACGTAGCCACTACGTATATAAATAAGAACGGAGAACTTGTTCATCAAGTTAATACATTCGAACTAACAGTTAAGGATTTAAAGGATCTAAGTGAGCAACTTGGATTCGATAACAAAGCCCTTAAAGAACAAGTTGGTAATCTAAAGAATCTAGTAGGATATTGGAAAGGTCAAGCTACAGCTTCTGGAAGTGTAGATAATGTACCAGCAAGAGATACTGTTTATATAACAACTCAAGGCGATACAGTACAAGCTCAAGGTTTTACTTGGACCAATAACTTTCTATCATTAAACGGAACATATAATTCAGCAGGTAAGAAGTTTGCATTTCAATATAAATATAACTTAGGAGGTTTTGAGATAACAGCATATAGAAAAAGAGAACCCGGGTTTAAGGGATACTTTAAACAAAGGCAATTAATAACAGATATTAACTTTGGTGATCCTAATATGCAAGTGACATCATTTCAAGGTTTAGTAATTAAAGAGGAGCGAAAGAAGTTTTGGGAAACTAAAGGATTTGCATTTGGTGTAGGTGTTGTAGCGGGGACTTTTTTAATTAGCAGATGATGGTAGATCTATATGTCGTAATAGGTATGGGGACGTTCGTCTTAGTAGTAGCATACCTTCTAATTCAGAGGAAAGTTAATGAGATGAAAGAACTCTCCATTTATAATGATGAAGTAGTAGCTTACAATAAGACAATACTAAATAAGATTGAGATAGCTATCTTCGAATCTAAAGAGCAAGTTCTCTGGATGTATTTACATTATAAAGAACTCGATGCAATTTTAGAAGAGGTGGATGGTGATGATGAGGAGTTAGAAAGAGCTAGAGCATCTACTAAGATGAATATGGAGTTAGTGATGGATAACTTTATAGATACCTTCAACATGACACCTGAGGAATACTCTAATTCGAAGACAAACATCATCTATACTACACAAGAAGGCGAATCATACCCTTCACATGACATAGGAATAAATTAGGTATGGAATATCAATCAGCAATACCTAAATTAGATTGGTGTAAAGGATCGTGCGGATTATTGACGAGAATTGTTAATGTGAGATATACACTATGTGATGATTGTAATTATAAGAGATTACATCAAGGCAGGAGTAAGGTAGAGGTTTATAAAGAAAGACATGAGCAAAAGCAGAAAGATAAAAGTGTTCGTAAAGAACGAGATAAAGATAACTCAAAGTTACTGGTAAGAAAGAAAGGTAAGGCTATTCGACCTATCTCTATAAAGAAAGCTGAAAGAGATAAGGCGATGTATGCAACCTACAATATCATTGACCAGATTAGAGAACCTATATGCGAAGGATGTGGAAGATCAGATAGACCGTTAAGTCACAGTCATCTTCTTAGTCAACATAGTAGAACCGATCTAGCGGCTGATAGTGATAATATAAGGTTACATTGTTTTGGAAACTTTCATTATTGTCATGAGAAATGGGAGAGATGTAATCCAGAAGAGATTATTCTTATGGACGACTTTAGAGATAACCTTAGTTACATACAAAGTGTAGATGAGAAGGTTTATAATAAAATAGTAGCAGATTTCGAATTTAAAAAAATAGCGTTATGAAGATGAGAAGAAGTTTCTGGAAATACTATAAAGATAATGGACTATGGAAACCTATCTCCATTATAGTACTATCAGGTATAATAGGGATCACTGCATACTTTGAAGGATCTAAGTTTATGATGGGTTTTATGTCAACAGTTGTATTAACAATGATCATAGGTGATTATATAACATGGAGGAAGCGTGGATGAAAAAGACGGTAATTATTGAATGCGGCCATGGAGGTATGATTGATGGCGTATATCAAGACCTAGCAGCTAAGAGATCTATTCCAGATCCTAAAGAATATACATTTACTCCTAAAGGTCTGACGGTTTACGAAGGAGTACTGAATAGAGCAATAGGATCTATGCTTATCAATAGGCTTATAGAGAATAACATTTCATATAAGGCATTGAATGTATTCGATCAAAACGATATGCCTCTACTCAACAGAGTAAAGATGATCAATGAGATATATCGACATGACAAGTCAGCATGGTTACTTTCACTACATAGTAATAAGATGAAAGCTGAGAAGAGCGGTCCTGGTAATAAAGGTAGAGGTTGTGAGAGTATCATTTCATTACCTCCAAGCGTTAAGAGTAAGAATTACCAAACTATCATAACTGAGAACTATAAAGAGCACGGTCATAAGTGGAGAGGTGAGTTTCAAAGAGGAGATCTTTACATCTTAAAGAATTCAATGTGCCCGGCAGTATTAGTAGAAAACTATTTCTACGACAATCCTGATGATATCGTTATACTACTATCAGAATCAGGAAAGAAAAGTATCGTAGATGCATTATTCGATTCAATCATAGAAATCAATAGGTTGTGAGTATCTACAGGATTAGAAAAGGATCGCATTACACTAAGAGCATAGGTAGACTCTTTAATCTCTTTGGATTTAAAACTAAGAGAAACTTTCTTGTTAAGTTTGATCATTCCTGCTTCTATAACGCACTCGGAGAAGATGGTGATGATCTTAATAAGCTATACGGATTCACTGCCGTAGGATCGAAGGTACATGAGAATTCCGTACGATTTGCTTGGCGACCAAGTAAGTCTTCACATTCATCTGCAATTGAAATACATGCTTACTGGTATTTGAATGGAGTAAGAGGTTCGATATGTCTAGGAAAAGCTGAGACAGGTTTTAGTTACAGCTATAGCTTAGAGATTACACCTAAAGAATATATTTTCTATTTCGATACTAATAAGTATGTAGTAAGAGCAAGAACGGAGAAGTCGTTTGGTGTTAGTTGGAGACTATTCCCTTATTTCGGAGGAGATAATAAAGCACCACATGATATGAAAATTTATATCGAAGACAGTCCTATTCTGTTGTAAGTATTAACTAATTTGGTTAATTTTAAGGATGGCAAGAGATCCGAAAAAAATAAACTCATACATCGTAATAGATTTCGAAACAGGAGGTCTTGATAGAAAAGAAGGACTTCATGCGAAGAAATATCCTGTAACAGAGTTTGCAGCACTAGCAATCAATGGAGTTAATCTTCAAGAGATTATTAAGTACGACAATCTAGTCAAGCCTTACGATAACAGTTTGATATACGATCCACAAGCAGCAACAGCTACTGGTATAAATAGAGAGCTATGTGAAGCAGAAGGTATACCACTAAGAACTCTAGTTGATGATATCATTCTAGTTATCGAAGAAGCAAACTTGTATGGATCAAAGACAGCACGTCCTATTTTCGTAGCTCACAATTGGCCTTTTGATAGAGGCTTTCTAATGGAGATATTTAGAAGAGCAGGAAAAGATTTAAGTAAGCTCGTTAATGGAGGATGGGATAATTTCGGTAACTTTATACCTCAAGGAATTGATACAATAGAATTAGCTAAGAATTGTTGGGCAGAGATAACTGAGAATACTACTAAGTATAATCTAGGAGCTTGTTGTTTAAAAGCTGGTGTTAACTATGTAGATGGTCACAGAGCTATGAACGACGTTATACCAACAGCAGATCTATTCAGATATTTTTCAACGAGATTAAGGTCTGGTAGCGGAGATACTGTATCAGTAGATCATGGTAACATTGTAGTACATAGAAAAGGATTTGAATGGTAAAACGTTATGGCAGCAACAGAAAGACTAAAGATTGAACACTTAGCAGAACAACAGATCAAGGTACTTAAGGCTATAAAGAAAGAAGGTGAGAAGCACCTTAAATATTTCTACGAGACTATGAAGTACTTCACTTATCCAGAGAGGAGGCTTAAATGCTTTGATACTAATTATTATGAAGAAGCATTACCTCGCATTGAGGAGATCTTAAGACAAAGAGGAGTTAAATTTTAAACATAAACCAAAGTAGTTATGAGTGAACAATTAGAGGAAGGCACTGTACCTGTTGCTATATCAGAAGAAGCAACACCAATACTAAAAGAAACAGTAGCACCTAAAGATGAACGAGCTGAGATGGCTGAGTTTTTAGGTAACGAAGAGAATCGCCAGAAAGCATTAGAGCTAGCTAGTCAGATTGAAGAGATCTGCGGATCTAAGTGGTTCACTCTTGACAAGTTCGTGAAGAAGTCGAGAGAGACTAGGCAGACAGCTTTTCAGAAATTAAAGTTATGCGAACTATTCCACTTAGCTATAATTAGAATAGGTGACGCTAGAGATGATAGGAAAGATATGAGAGAACCTATGTTCAAGATAACTATCTCTATTAAAGATAAGGTTGAAGGTATAGATCGCATTATTACCTATCACCAAGATCAGATCGAAAAGTTTACATCTACACGCAATTCATTACTTGCATTAAAGAAAGAAGAGGCTGAGAAAGAAGAGGAGGCCAAAAACAAGCAGTAGAAATTAGTATATTTAATGTATTAATTTCTAAATGTTATGCAAAGAATTGAAATGGATGCTGCTAATGAAGTAAAAAAACATCAGGAATCCAAAAAGAAGCAAATTCGTGATACTTTCAATATGGAAGTAGAAGGAAAAGTAGCTCGATTGATTACTAAAGCCGAACTAGAAGAGTCGTATCCTACAGAGACCTTTGAGAGATATTCATTAGTTTCTTTAAACAAATTCAGACAAGATATCATGAAAGCTGAAGGTGTTGAAGGAAATAAGGATGAAATCTTTAAGGCTGCTACTAAAGGATTACAATCTTTTGTAGTTGAAGGTGAAGGTAAAAACAAAGCTATAGTTTTCGTTCGTAAGAAAGAAGCTGGGGAGTAATCGTCATCTATGCTGCCTTCGGTAAATCACATCAAGCGCCTGCAAGATATCGATGAGCAGGAGAGAAAATTAGCCATCGAAAGAGCTCTGACCTTACAGAAAGCTTATAACTCTGGCGATGTCAATACCATATATAAGGCAGAAGAATACTACACAGCACTTCAAAAACGTTCAGCTCCGAACGTAGCTCGTAAACAATCTGTTGATAATCCGACAAAAGCGTTAATATTAGATCCTATGGAAGTTGCGACTTCTATGGGCTATTATTCTAAAGCAAGTCACCTATCCTATGAAGCATTACGCTCAATGGGAAGAACTCCTGTAATAAGTGCTATCATTAGAACGAGAAAGAATCAAGTCGCTGATTTCCTAAAACCACAACCAGATAAATACTCTAAAGGTTTCGTTATCAAGAAGAAGGGTATTGATAAGGATGAAGATTTATCTACAACTGATAGAAAGGCGATTGAGAAACTAACTGAGTTCCTATTGAACTGCGGTGAGATGGAACAGAAATGGAAGTGGGATCGATTCGATACTTTCGGACGTAAGTTGGTAGAAGATAGCTTAGTATTAGATCAAGCCTGCTTCGAAGTAGTTCCTTATCGCAACTTAGAACCATATGCATTTACAGCAGTTGATGGTGCTACATTTAGAATAGCAGATAGTATAGATAACGTAACAGGCATACATGACTCACAGAAAGTAAATGGAGAATATCCATCATACGTTCAGGTATGGCAGAATACAATTATCAGAGAATTTTATCCTTGGGAGTTGTGTTTTGGTATAAGAAATCCAAACACGAATATTCGTAAGAATGGATATGGAACATCTGAACTAGAAGATCTAATAACTACCGTAACTGGTATGTTAAATGCTGATAAGTATAACGGATCTTTCTTTAGACAAGGATCTTCTCCTAAAGGAATGTTAATGATCAAGAAGGCAGGAGCTGCACTTGACAATAACCGTATAGCTGAATTTAGAAAGAACTGGAACAATTCATTATCAGGAGTTGAGAATTCACACAAAGTACCTATTCTAGATGCGGAAGGCTTTGAGTGGATTGATATGCAGAAGAACAATAGAGATATGGAGTTCTTCAAGTACATCGAATACTTAGTTAAAGTAGGCTGTGCTGTATTTAATATCTCACCGGAAGAAATAGGATTTCCTCTTCAAGGTCAAGGTTCGGGTGGATTAGGTAGTAATAGTAGTCATAGAGAGGAGAAGTTATACTCAATAGATAAAGGGTTAAAGCCTCTATTAACAGCAATTGAACATTGGATAAATGACTATATCGTAGGACCTAAGACTAATAATACTTTCGAATTTAAGTTTACAGGTATTCAAATCGACTCTCCGAAGGAAGAGGAAGATAGATTAACGAAGGCAGTTACTTTATATCTAACACCAGATGAGGTAAGAAGGGAGAGAGGATTAAAGCCCCTTCCAAATGGAATGGGCAAGATGCCATTGAATCCGATCTTATCTCAACAAGCTATGATGGCTCAGCAGCAACAGCAACAACAGCAGCAGGAAGAGAGAGAGACGCAAAGTCAATCTGAAGATCAAGAATTTAATAATACTAATCCTTTTCTAGATAAAGGTGAGGATAGCCCTTTTGTAAGAAGTTTTGAAGAATATGTAAAAAGAGAACTATTAGCACCTTAAGTAATGGATTTGATGGAGCAATTTATGGTACTAGAAAAGAGAGTCGCATCACTTGAGACTAAACTGGATACACAATATAGAATGTTGGAGGCGATTAATGAAAGCCTAAAGACGTTGGTATCGTTAGAGGCGGGAATTTATGGTGATAAGAAGAATAGGCAAGAAGGCCTTGTTGATAGAGTAAAATCTCTAGAAGATAAGATCAAGGAGATGGAAAAAATGGCTCTATCGGATGAGGTTTCATCTAAAGCTAAGAAGAGTACTTGGAGTATTATATTAGAAGTAATTAAGTGGTCGGCTTTAGGTTATCTAGTCGCTAAGGGAGTTTTTGGGTTCGATACGATTTTTGGAAAGTGGATTTAATATTATCAGAAGAAGGTGGTAAGTGGATAGTTAGAGGAATAGCTCTTATTATTGGGATAATATCCTTTCGCTGGATAGTAAGATTGTATGGAGAATCAGATGGTAGAAGAGGTTTCTCTCTAAGAGATTTTCAGAAATTAGCAGCGTTTAAGTTCTTCTTCTTTGGAAGCATTTACATTCTTTATATAGAGTCAACTAGAACAACAGTTGAACATAAGTTCGATGCTATATGGTTAGCATTCATGATTACTGGATTATTTTCAGTTCTACATATGGATGATGTAATCAATAACATTAAAGATCTACTGGAACTAATGATAAAGTTAAGAGTAGGAAAGGGAAAAGTAGAACAAGAAAAGGAAGAGAAGAAGTCTGAAGATCAACAACCTCCAATATGAGTACGAAAGCGGCAAAGGAAATACTAGCTCTATTAGATAGAGCTGGTTCATTTAATGAGAACGACACTAACCTTCAAGAGGCTATAGGTTATTTAATATCATCAGTATCTCATACGAGATCTTTTACTATAGCAACAACCGACTCACTAACACCTAACGTTGATCAGGTTGATTTAGTTAACATAACAGCTTTAACATCTGCATTAGTGGTTAACAATCCAATAGGCACACCGAAAGATGGGGATGGTTTTGTTTTGAAGATAAAGGATAACGGATCACCTAGAGCCATTTCGTGGGGTGGTAATTATAGAGCTTTCGGTCAAGCATTACCGCTTACTACTGTAACGAGTAAAGCAATGTATATTCCAATGATTTATAGTGCCGCTGATAATAAGTGGGATGTTCTACCTTACAATGAAGAAGTATGAACATAAACAGATTTCATTGGATTAAGGCTAAAAATGGAACCCCTGATGTAGTTGCTCCAACTATTTCAACCTTTGTAATTAACGATGCGAATAAAGATAGAATCTATTTTAGTTCGAGTGAGGCTATTACAGCTTCAACCGTTTCTGGGTTCACAGTTGCTACACCTACAAAAACTATTTCGAGCGTAACGATTAACGCAGGGCAAACTACTGGTCATTATTTCACGGTATCAGTTGCCTTTAGTTATGGAGAAACCCCTACACTTGCTTATAGCGGTTCGGGTTCAAACCTTCAGGACTTAGTAGGTAATGCACTTGCATCATTTAGCGCGACTTCAATTACTAATAACATTGCACCCGCAGCACAACAGGCGGTTACATGGGTGGATGGTACAAACGTGACTATCACAGCAAATAGTTTTGTAACGACCTCTACAAGTAACTCAGCACGAAGCAGCCAGATAATTCCAGCAGAAAGTAATGGTTACATAAAGTTTACATGGGCTACTACTAACCGGCGTACAAGTTCTGCTAACGATTGGAAGGGCGGTTTCATTGCATCCTCAGATTCGCGGACAGCAGCTAATATTGATATGAGCTGCGATTTTAATACTAACACCGATACTGATGTGTATGAAGGAACGACCTATAAAAGCACAATCTCAGGAGCCACGGAAATACAAACAGCTGGTCTATTACATAGATGGCGAATTGATAGGGGTACTCAAAAAATATACTACGAGACTTCAAGTGATGATACCAACTGGACATTAAGAGCAACGCTATCAGGTACGGTTACAGGTCGTTTACGCTTTGGATTCTACGGCAACAAATCAGGAAAGACAATTGACAACGCATACATACAGGCGGATTACGGACTTAATTAAACAACTATAACAATGAAAAACCAACTAAATTAAATAATATGAAAAAACTAATTGTTCTTGTAATTGTTTCTATATGTACTCTACCATTATTGGCACAGACTACGTACACGTTCGCAACTTATGACCCTCTAATGATCATCGCACCTGACAACACTAACACACATATTATCCAACTTGCCACCAATGGTGAGAAGGATATACTAATCAAGTTTAAAAGTGGTAATACTGGTTCTTTTAAAATTAATACAGCAAGCTCTACCATTACTACCAGTCCGTTAATGAACTCATCTACTGACCCAAATGGAACAGTGGTTAAATCGCGCGCGAAAACAGGGTATAAAATTTATTTTCGCGCAACAACGGCTGGAGATACATTGGTGGTGACTAGATGGTACTAACATTTAAACTTCTCTTGATGATGAATGAAGTTAACCAATGGATTTACGGGGCACTTACTATTCTTTTTATTGGTTTGTTTTATACAATCAGGGAGATAGTAGATATGAAGTCACTTAGTAACCATTCAAGTTAGTGGAACGTCTGGTGGTAGTACTGTGACCAATTATGAAGCGGATGGCAACAAGACTGTTCTGAATACCTTTACCGGTTGCATTCCAACAGCAGGAGGGGTTATTACAGTAAGAGTAGAGAAAAGAACAGCAGGGCAGGCAGTAGTTAATGCAATAGAATTTGAATGGAGTTAGTAATAAAATTTCTTTATAAAACGGAGCGTAAAACCCACAGGTCTTTAGCCTGTGGGATGTAAGCGACCATATTTTTGTTTAAATGTTTGTTTTTGTTTAAATGTTTGTTTTTGAATATTTTTTTTGTATATTTACAAATAAGTTCTTTGAGGTATTGTGGTTGGAAGAAAAATTGTTCTTCTATAAAACCTTACACATAAAAACATTTGTGCAAATTAAGTTCAGGTCAGGGAGACCGTTGAGAGCGCATCGAGCCGTCCTGCACAACAGGTTGCAAAACCTGAAAAGGAGGTGTTGAAGTGCGAAAAGTTCAATATGTAAAGTTAGTGCTTGCATTTTCTTTCTTTTGAAGCCCATCAATCTTTAGTTGATGGGTAGTTCACAAAAGATACTTTAGAGTTTGATCAATTAATAGGTGAATATCCAGATAGTACCGGCAAGTGGTCATGGGTCCATGTTAGTTTGAAAAAGTCAAGGAATCGCAAACAAGTCTTAGTAAAATTGAAATCAAAGTATATTCTATTTAATACTTTCAAGGTTGGAATGATATAGATTACCAATGCAAGAGTTAATAGTTAAGATAGAAGAAGAGTAATGGAAGATATAGTGCTACAAGGTAATGGGTGGAAGTTTACTTACGATGAGAATGGTGAGTATATTGCTAAAGCTATACCTTGGAAAACTAAACCGATACACGCAGAACAACCTCCATATCAAGTATGTACTGAATTAGAACGTCATTACGAAAAGAGATTACAGAAACACCTAGCATCAGCCCTTAAGGATATAGTTAGATACTTAAACGTCAATTAAATGTTAACAACAGACAGAAGTGAACCGAAACTTAATGAAGTAAAAGGTAACGGTCAAAATGAAGCTTACATAGTTTTACCGGAAGAGAAACGGGTTAAATTTATTAGGCCTGTTAGATATTCATATGTACACAAAGGAAGATCAGTCGATCCTGGTACAATTGAATCACTAGAATCACAACTAGAAGGTGCTAGTAACTTTGCTAAGGAGCATTATACTAAAGAAAACGGATATGTAGCTTTCGTTAGATATTCAGAGAGTAAGTCACCTATAGTAGGTAAGTATATCAAGCAAGAGGAGCTTGATGCTATTAATGAGAAGAGATCTCATAGTGGAGGTTGTGGTGCTTTAACTACAATGAGTAAATCATTAGCAGAAACCTATGCAGCAGATCCTAAATTCTATGGAGCGACTTTCTGCATAGGTTGTGAGAAGCATTTACCTGTAGGTGAATTCGTTTGGGACGGTACAGATCAAGTAGTAGGATCATAGATGCTAACGCCGCAGCAAATACATACATTATCGGAGCTGTTAGAAAGACAGCTCTTACTTTTTGCTGCCAGCACACTTGGTCCGCAAATCTTAAGTGATAACGATAAGAGTATTTTAATAGAGAACGGTATAGATCCGGAGAGGAGCTATTCTGCTGAGAATGATTTAGTAACGAACAATTTCATCTTAGGAATGCTATCAAATCTCTTAGGTGAGCAAAAGACCAAAGGACTCCAATATGAAGAGTTAATAAGATATATCAATAGCGGTCAGCACATTCCTTTGAATAGTAAAGAGAAGGCTACAATTGCTTCTCTAAAGATGCAATCTCTAACCGATATTAAATCAGCTAATGGCAAAATCTTTGGAGATATCAATCAAGTGGTAGGTAAGGAACTCTCTACAGCTAGAGCTAATCAAGAAGAATTCATCAGAGAGAAGGTTATAGAAGGGATAAGTAAAAGACAATCATTCAAAACAATAGCTAGTGAATTAGGAAGGTTAACAGGAGATTGGACTAGAAACTTCCAGAAGTCAGTTCAATACATTTCTCATACCGCCTTAAATGAAGGACGTGCAGCTATATTAGAAAGAAGACATGATGGCGATAATGAGAAAGCTAAGATGTATTTTCAGGTACAATTGGATGCTTGTAATAAGTGCACTGAAAAGTATTTATTAAATAGAGATACCAGAGAACCTAGAATCTTTACTTTAAAGCAGTTACAAGCAAACGGTACTAATATAGGGAGGAAGCAGAATGAATGGGAAGCTACATTAAGCGCACTCCATGTCAACTGTAGATGTTTAGCTACCGAATATGTAGAAGGTCAGATTTGGAATGGACATCGCTTTGTATGGCCTGAAGATAAGCCAAAACCAAAGATCGAACGTCCTAAAGTTCGCATAATTTTCAACGGAAAAGAGTATTACGTCTAGCAGATCTGCGAAATTACGCTAAATCCGCGTAAAAGAAATCAGATATTTATTTGTTCGAGTGTATAGTACACCTATATTTATGTGTATTTAAAACACACACAAATATGAAAAAAGCAGCATTATCAGCAGACGCGCCAAAAGTAAACATGGCGGAGCAGAAAAGAATTAAGGACGCTCGGTTAACATTAACTAGCTATCTAGAGCGTAAGATGTATGACTTTAAGGAGCGCTATTTAAAGGGCTACGTAGAGTTCAAGTTCAACGAATTCGATCGCGACATTAAGCGAGTGCAGAATCTTAAGTTTGAGAATAAGAGTAAATACGATCACGTAACTCTCGAGCAATTCGAGAAGAACAAGGAAGCGAAGATCGAGCATATCAAGATGATGAAGTCTTACACGTACACAAATACGTTAGCGTTCATCAACGAAGCCATTTCAGGTTACAACATAAAGTTTGGAAGGTTGATAGATGCGCTAATCGAAGCAGGTATTCGTTCTTATCCATTGTCAGTGGAGAGCGTACATAGCGCTACTGAATTTGACTTCTCGTTCCTAATCACACACAAAGATGTTCAAGTGTATGCGAGAATCATTTATGCTTGCGGAGAGATAAACGCACCACACTACAGATTTATAATCACTTCAAACGTAAACGAATTACACACAGCATGAAACTAACCGCACAACAGAGTATTCAAAAATATCTATCAAGATTCAACATGGAAACTACAAAAACCAATCAACCGAAAAAAGAAAAGTTCCATCCTGAATTTAAGGATGGAGGGGTGTGGACTCGAGTTTGGGATAATGAAGGTTATGATACTATTGAAGAGTGTCAAGCCTTTATCGACAAGATCGAAATGGAAGATGAGAATATGGGATTGTTCTTCATCGAATGGAGAATTAACTAAATTCACAACTTAAACGATTAATAAGATGAAAATGACAATAAGCGCAGCAAGAAGGAAGGTTCTTTATGAAATCTCATCATCTAAAAGCGGAACTGAATTAATGAGTGCATTCTTCTTTATAGCTAATTCAGGAGATTTAAAGCGTATGTCTGACGTTCTTAATGTTGAAACTAGAGCAATTCAATTAAAAAAAAACAATCAAAAAAATACTAAAAATCAATCCTGATCATGACAACTAAATACAAAATAGCTAAAATGATAGCCGGCGCTCATTGTTTTGTAGATAATCCAACATATGAACAATTACTAGAGGCTATTTATGAAAATGAATATAGAACTATTGCAAAATGTCCTGTAAATATATTTTTTCAAGGGATAGTGAGTTCTTTTGTTGATAAAAGCCTAGAAACTAGTAATAGACTGTTAAAATTAGTTAAAGAAGTAGTTCAAGAGGCTTTAGAGTTATCCGGTATAGAATTAACTTTTGTTGATGAGGATTGGCAAAAATTACAAATAATGGTAGACAAGTCTTGGAGAGATAGTCAGATCTTATCTATTGATGGCGTAACAAAATACAAAAATAAGTCTTACATGGGAGAATTTTTTGAATAATATAACAATCAATAAAACTAAAAAATCATGATAACATTTAAAATAATCTTAGGTATAGTAATGTTTCTTGGAGCAGCAATTTACACTGCTAACAGCGTACCTGCTCTATTAGAAGCAAAGAGAAAAGAGCCAAATAGTTATTGGAATGGTAACTTGTTATTATTTGCAGGATTTATGAATTTTCTTGTTCTTATAATATTCGCAATGTTTATGCTTAGTAGCATCGAGCAAGACTCTAAAGTGAAAGAGAAGCCGGAGTATGAACTAATTCAAGAGCCTGTTTACAGAAAGCTACCATAAACCAAAACTAATATGGCGATTACTAAAGAGAAAGTAAGAGAAGCTATTCAAGCTTATGGTAATGATAAGGTTATGGAGGTTAGACAACTGGTAGCAATATCAGATCCAGATGGAGTTTGGTCTCTATATAGAGATATGGAAGATGAAGAAGGTGCTGAAATTGTTGAACTATTATACTTCGAAGAGTGATGAGTGAAAAGAAAAAGTATGTCGTACTAGAGCATCTACTAATGCCAAATAAAGGGATGAGATTCTTTAGTATGAATTCGGAGAACAACACTCATTCAATAAAAGGTGAGTTATGGTATAAAGAGGTAATGTTCACTGATGAAATAAAGGAAGCGCAGGCTTGTATTAGATTACAATCTTATCCTACAATGAGAGAAATGTTGGAGTATTATGGAGTAAAAGATGAAGACTGATGGATCAGCTATTCGATTTAGTTGAGTTTCGATTTGATCACAAGAGAGGTTTGTTCGTCAAGCATCAAACTCATTGTACCAACGTACCTAAGAATATGGCGTACGGTAAAAAGAGAACGTTAGAATTTTCAACAGGAAAGAACAGAAGCGTTCGATTTAAAGTCGTAGAAAATGGAGCATTGCAATATAGTAACACATTTAAAACAATAACTACATAAACAATTATGAGACCGTATTTAATTCAAAGATTACAGAAACCTACAGGAATGTTAAATCCATTCTCCTTCGGAGGTGGCTTGGTAAATGGAGGTTTGTCGCCGGAAGCCACGTCTCTTCTAAAAGGGATTTGGCAGTATGACTACATGGGCAGTGCAGAGTTCGAATGGGGAGCAGTACCTGAATCACTTAAAACAATTGCTAGTTACAGTAAAGATTTTACTACTGGCAAGGTGAAGGTAGTAGGTTCCTTTAAAGATTATTCAGGCACTATATCGGTAGTAAAGAAAGAGGAGCGAGATATCTTCTTTGCCTGTAGAGAGCGTCAGATGGAAGAGGTAATACAATGCATACAACTTTTAGCCAATGACGTGAAGCATGATTATCGAACTAAGGAGCGTGTAGGTTTAGCTCAAGCTATCTGCAATAAAGATGAGAGAACGTGCGGATGGCATGATATCGATAACGACTTCCTATTCTTTACCGATGAGAAAATGTTTCTTGAATTTACAAAACTATTTGGACTTAAAGAAGCTATAAAAGTATGAGGCTAACAGGTAAAGCGTGGTATGATTTCTGCGTAAATCAGCACGACAACGTATGTAACCAGAAATACGACAACGATCATAAGTATTCATTTCACCTAAATCTAGTTTACAAGGTAAGTCTAGAATTCGAACACTTATTATCATCAGAAGAAGATAGACATACTACTAAGATGGCAGCAATGGGACATGATCTAATTGAAGATGCGAGAGTAACTTACAATGATATTAAGTTAATGGCAGGTGAAAGAGTGGCTGATATAATATATGCATGCACAGAAGAAAAAGGCCGTAATCGAGCGGAAAGGCACAGTCCAGCTTATTATCAAGGGCTTGCAGATAATAGATTAGCTTTGTTTGTCAAATTATGCGATGTAGTTGCTAATGTTAAATATTCTCTCCTAACTAACTCAGGTATGCTGGAGAAATATCGAAAGGAACTTCCTAACCTAATTGCCTTAAAAAGCGATATTGATGATGAATTCAATCCACTATTTAATCACCTAAAATCTCTAGTGATGATCAAAACTATATGAGTATTTTTAGGGAATGAGAAAGTTAATGGTATTGGTGATAGTATTGGTATTAGTAAGTAGCTGCGTAGTTCATCGACCTAGATATAATCATTGGGAGAAGCCATATAAAATGAGCAAATAGATAAACCTCTAAAGACAACAGATATGATCGAAACTAAAGGGGCAGATTTGTTTGTTGAGGATCTTAAGTATCTATGTAAGCAGCATAAGATTAAGTTGACATTCAATAGGAGTAGAACTGTTCTGATAGAAGGGAAGATAAGATCATCAGGCTATTTTGATTCGGAAGGTAGAGAATTGAAGATAGGTAAGAAGAGGTCGGATTGGCTTCAGTTGTTGGTACATGAGAGTTGTCATGTAGATCAGTGGTTAGAAGGTGCTGAATGTTGGAAGTGGGAAGATGAGATGGGAAATGATATCGTTGATTCTTGGTTGCTAGGGAAGCATTATAATTATAACAAGCTAAGGAGAGCTTTTCGAAATGTAATCCTTTTAGAACTAGATTGTGAGAGAAGAGCTTTAGTTAAGATTGCAGAATACAATCTACCGATCAATACAACATCTTATATACAGAAGGCTAACGCATATATTTTATCTTACCATCGTGTACTAGCTACACGAAAATGGAAGGCAGCTATATATGATGATACGATTCTTTTCAATAGAATGCCAGAGAAGCTAATGTCAGATAGATATTACATGAAAGAAAGATTCTCTAAATATTTTTGTGCAGCAGGGTTATAATTGAGAAATTTTTAGTAATTTGGCAAACAGATATGAACATTAAGATTTGCAAATATTGCTACGAAGAGTTCGATTGTACCAATAATCAGAGAGCTTTAAGTGGGCATTTGGGTTGGTGTAAGATGAATCCGAACTATTCTAATAGAGTTAAGGAAACATCGTTAAAACAATTAAGCAAAAGCGAATCATATATATTTAATTGCAAAAACTGTAAGGATAAATATAGTTTGCGATTGACTAAGAAAAGACTAGATAGTGGAAAGTATACTAAATTCTGCTCAAGATCTTGCTCTAATACTAGAGTAAAAACTAAAGAAGTGAGGTTGAAGCAATCGATTTCTGCTAAGAATAGTATAAAAGTTAAGGTAGCTAATTCAAAAAGGAGATATCACCGTAGAGGTGAAATAATAATAAGAGTACCTGTACCGTGTTTAGTTTGTAAAAATGAAAAGTTGCTTACTTTAAGACAAGCAAAAAATAGGAAATATTGCTCAAAAGAATGTGCGCGATTAGATGCTGGAGGCAAATTTTCAGGAAAATCTGCGGGAGGCTATAGGGAAGGTTCGGGAATAGGCAAGAGAAGTAAATATAAAGGCTTTACTATGGATTCCTCTTTAGAATTAGAAGTAGCTATCTATTTAGACAATCTTAATATAGAATGGATTAAAAATACAAAGAGAATGTATTTAGAGTGGAACGGTAAGGAAACATACTATATCCCTGACTTTTATTTACTGAAATATGACTGGTTTTTGGAGACAAAGGGCTTTTGGTGGCAAGATAAAAAAGAAAAAACTTTGGAGGCTTGTAAGATAAATCAAATTAATTTAGTAATTTTACAATATAAAGATTGGATTAGAGATAAAACTATCCTTTTAAATATGATAAACAGTATAGATTTAAGTGAAGAGAGAATGCCCGTATCGTCTAACGGTTCAGGACATTTCCCTTTCACGGAAAAGATTGCCAGTTCGAATCTGGCTACAGGTACAGAAGAAAAAAATCCAACATGGCACACAACTGCTGATTGGGAAGTAGAGAAGTGTAATGGTAATGATTTTACGGTTATTAAAAATATAGGAGTGCAGGTGAAGAACTTGAGCATCCATCGAGAATAGATTCGTTAGTGTGTGTTTCGAATCTAGTAAGAAAGATCTCAAGTTAAAACTTGGGATTTTTTTTTGTTCATTGACATGTTGTAAATTAGAAGGGGTAGAAGCTCTAGTGGATGAGCACCTGTTTTGCAAGCAGGATGTTGTGGATTCGAGTTCCACCTACTCCACATAATGGTCTATGGGGATGCTGGGTGTGTCCGCTTGCCTGTCACGCAAGATACAGATGGATTCGAACTCCATATAGACCGCATCTGTTCACGAAGCTACGAAGGTATAGCACTTGCCTGTTAAGCAAGCGATAGTTGGTTCGACTCCATCCGTGAACGCAAACTTAAACGTCTACAGGAACGGTACCCTGTTTGCTTAATTTAATTTAGAAAAGCTAATCCGACTAGGGCTTCCAACCCAGTAATCTCAGTGCAAACCTGAGTGACTAGCGAGAGCAGTTGTGAGGATAATAAATTAAAGAGCGCCATTGGTAAACGTAACCAAAAATTTATTTTTATGGCACAAAAGAAAAAGACTGTTAGAAGAGGACACAAACTAAACTCATGTATCAATCACGAATGGGGTTGTGTAAAACGCTTCGGCAAACAAAAAACTTCTCATAAGAGAAGACAGAGAGCCAAGCGAGAGATTCAGGATCGTTTAATAAACGAGTAATAAAATGCGTCACAATGCTGAAGGTAAGCGGTTAAAGTTCCAACCTTTTTCGTAGTAGGTTCGATCCCTACGTGACGTGCAACATTCCTCATATGCCGATATGGTGCGGCGCCTGTCTTGTAAACAGGAATAGAGAGTTTTCGAGTAACTCATGAGGATCTAAATTTGGATAGAATGTAAACTTTATTTATTTTTATCGCATGGAATTTCACATTGAACATGGGGGTAAGGTTAATCCAATAGAATTTGTTAGAGAGATGGTTAATCTATACTCTGACATTAAGATATATGTTGGATGCGATAGTCAGAATAAGAGAAAAGAATGTCTCTATGCGATAGTGATAGCTTTTAGGTTTACTTACGGAGAAGAGGGTACTAGAAAGGGCGCTCGCTTTATTTACGCAACAGAGGTGACAGAAAAGATGCCTGATAAGTTTACGCGACTATGGGGTGAGGTAGAGAGATCTACAGCATTAGCTCAGAAGATAGAAGATAGAGATGTCGATGGAAATATTAGAGGCTTTAAAGTAGATGTAATCGATCTTGATTTTAATCATAAAGATACTACAGGATCTTACGACTTAGTAGCAAGCGGAAGTGGATATGTTAAAGGATACGGGTTCGAATCAACTTGTAAACCTGAAGAACAGATAGCTTCTAGAGCTGCAGATCATATTGTAAAGAAGAAGAATAGGAAAGAGAGAAGATTTCATTTTAAGAAGAAAAAGAAAGGAAGATTAGCAGCATAGGCCCTCATAATTCAATTGGATAGAAATTCAGTTTTCTAAACTGAAAGTTAAGAGTTCGAGTCTCTTTGAGGGTACAAAAACAAAAGAAGAATGTATACATACACGACAACAGATCTTTCAAGTGGAGAGGAAAAGAAAATCACTATCAATGATTTCACTCAAGCGCTATCTATTGAAAGCGCAATTCTTGAAAATGATAAGAAGAGAACATCTAATATCGTTGAAAGAATTAAGGCAATAGTATTAGCGATGAGTGAGATTAGATTTGCATTAAATTTTCCTAGTGTCGATGAAAATCAACCGGGACTTGGAGAGAATACAAAGCTAAGACCGATGTTTGAGGCAGACCATATAACTGAATTAAGAGAGAAGTATGTTCAGTTAAGCACGACATTAGTTAATCTAATTATTGAAAAGAAACAACTCGAATCGAAATAAGGATCCTTAGCTCAGACGGTTAGCAGCAACTGACTCATAATCAGTAGGTCACTGGTTCGATTCCAGTAGGATCCACAGAAAGATTGTTTTAACTAAAACTTAGGAATATGAAGATAAGAAAAATGGGATGGTTTTTATCAATGTTTCCGATTATAGGAATAACGTTAGCTCCATTTGGTATTTACATTGATGAAAAACATTTAAAACTTAAGTGGCTTGTTAATCATGAAAAAATTCATTGGCAGCAACAACTGGAAATGTTAATAATTTTCTTCTATCTCTGGTACTTGATTGAATGGATTGTTAGATTATTTACTAATCCAGGACATGCTTATGAATCTCTTTCTTTTGAAAGAGAAGCTAATGCAAATGAGTACAATCAGGAGTATTTAAAAAATAGAAAGCATTATTCTTGGTTGAAATATATGCGCTTGTAGCTCAGTTGGTAGATTACAGCACCGTGCTTTTAACACGGGGGTCGAGAGTTCGAGTCTCTCCAGGCGCACAGGAAGTGGAAGTAATATATCGAACCTGCGACCTGTCCTAGTATCTCTGGTCAGACTCGAACTGACGACTTCCTACTTAAAATAAGAATGACCTGTAGGATGAACGCCAAATGTGATAAGTAGATTCTTGTTTTAACTTGCGAACAATAGAAGTAATTGAAAGACGAGGGATATAACGAATAAGAAAATGGATGATGGTGTCAAATTCAAGAACAACAAATACACAAAACAATATGAAAAAGAATTAGCGAAAGCACAAAAACATCTTTCTCGTAAGACAAAGGGCAGTAATTCGTTTGAAAGACAAAGACGAAAAACAGCAAGACTTCACGAGAAGATAACCAACTCACGAATGGATAACTTACATAAGGTTTCTCATCAATTAGTATCTGATTATGATATAATTGCATTAGAAGATTTGAATGTGAAGGGTATGGTCAAAAACCATAAACTTGCCAAACATATTTCTGATGCAAGTTGGGGAACTTTTGTTAGGTTGCTTGAATACAAGGCTGATTGGAACGATAAACAGATTGTAAAAATTAATCGTTTCTACCCATCAAGTAAAACCTGCTGTGAGTGCGGTTGGATAAATCAAGACTTAAATCTTTCTGTTAGAGAGTGGACTTGCAAAAATGGACACGTTTTAGACCGTGATTTAAACGCTGCAAAAAACATTTTAAAAGAAGGATTAAAAATAATATCGTCAGGAACTGGCGATTACACGGATGGAGATGGTGTAAGAAGTAGTAATACTCAACTATCTGTGAAGTCCGAAGCCCATTTGTCTTTAGCAAATGGGTAGTTCACTATTGATAAGAGCATCAACTCTAGATCCTCATGAAGATAATGTAGTTGAAGAAATAATTCACAATCCGATATTAGCGATAGTTTGGGGATTAGTTGGATTATATACGTTATACGTTGGAATAAAAGATTTTAGACACCATAAGAGGTGTACATAGTGCATTAGTTTAGATGGTTAAAACACGAAGCTGATACCTTCGAGATGGCTTGGATCGTTACCAAGATGCACTACATAAAGCGTGGCCAACGCAGGTTACCGGAAGCAAGAATGCCTCTCGACTGTTTCAGTTGAGTACCTATCGTAGAGTGAGGAAAAGTCCGGCATTTGGAGATTTAACTGAGATGGATTAGTACTGGCTTGAAACACCAGATAGAGTGGATCGTTACCACTAATCTCCACATAAAAATATAAACGCTCCCATAACTCAGTAGAGAAGAGTGCCGTTCCTACAAAGCGGAAGTCCTTGGTTCGAGTCCAAGTGGGAGTACAGGTAGTTTGTTAGAATTTCAGTCTCGTGTAAAAACGGAAATTCAATTCATGCGTTAATAGCTCCCAATTGGCAAAGGGTAAAACTGAAGAGCGGCTGCCTTCCAAGCAGTAGGTTGTGAGTTCGAATCTCACTTAGCGCACGTAATTATTAACTGCAGTAGAAGCTCAATTGGTTAGAGCGCTGGTTTGCCAAATCAGAGGCTGCGAGTTCGATGCTCGTCTACTGCACAAAACATGAGAGTATACCTAATATTGGCATGAGGCATAGTCTGCAAAACTATGATTTAATGAGAGTTCGATTCTCTTTACTCTCTCAATTTAATTCTTTAAATTTACAGCATGATAGCATCAAACAAACCTAAAGAGATTTACATTTTTGGTAAGGAGATCATTGATCAAGCTTGCATTGATCAGTTAAATAACTGCTTCGATAAAGAAGAAGATATTGCTGTACTAACAGCAGACGCTCATAAAGGTTATGCTCACCCAATAGGCGGTGCAGTAGCATATAAGAACCATATCTCAGTATCTGGAGTTGGATTTGACATAGGATGCGGCAATAAAGCTGTCAGAACTAACGTTAAAGCATCTGACATAGATATACGTAGAGTAATGGATGAGATTTTTTTGCGTGTTTCTTTTGGCACAGGAAGAGTGAATAATGAACCTATTGATCATCCAGTATTAGATAAGATAGCACATGCTGAATTCGGTCCTCAAAGAAAGCTATGGGAATTAGCTGCTGCTCAATTAGGGACAGTTGGTTCTGGAAATCATTTCATTGATCTATTCATAGATACTGATGGATGGGTTTGGATTGGAGTTCATTTCGGATCGAGAGGTTTCGGTCATAAGACCGCAACTGGATTTATAGCAATGTCTCAAGGATTAGCTTTTGAAGATAAGGGTAAAGAAGGATCGATGGATAGTAAACCGATTTTACTTGAAGTAGATAATAGTGACGCATTTGATCTCGGACATGCTTACATTGAAGCTATGCAGTTAGCTGGAGAGTATGCTTATGCAGGAAGAGATGTTGTAGTAGATAAGGTATTACAGATTCTTGGAGCGCAATCAACATTTGAAGTTCACAATCATCATAATTTTGCTTGGAAAGAGAAACACTTTGGAAGATATTATTGGGTGGTGAGAAAGGGATGTACTCCAGCGTTTCCAGGTCAACTTGGTTTTATTGGAGCAAACATGATGGATATATCTGTGATCGTCGAAGGGGTTGATAGCCCTGATAGTATGCAAGGATTATATTCAACAGTTCATGGAGCAGGAAGGGTAATGAGTAGAACGCAAGCTGCTGGTAAGAAGAAATGGAAAAAAGGAAAAGCGGAGTTTGTTAGTAAGGGGCTTATTGATTTTGATCAAGTTAAAGAACAAATGAAATCTCAAGAGATAGAATTAAGAGGAGCTGGAGCTGATGAAGCACCTGCTGCCTACAAAAACTTAAGAGATGTCTTGAACTATCATAAAGGAACGATTGAAATAAAGCATTTTCTAAAACCTATCGGAGTAGCAATGTCTGGCGACGATGTATTCGATCCGTACAAAGATTAATAAAAAATCTATAGAAAGTTTGTGGATTGAGAAAATGTTCGTACATTTACATTCCAATAGAGAAAAGAAAACTTAATACATTTCTAAACTTAAAAGTTAAAGATGTGAAAAAAGAATAAAGGTATATTGCGGGATAGAGGAGTCCGGTCGTCCTCGCAAGGCTCATAACCTTGAGATCGTGGGTTCAAATCCCACTCACGCTACAAAAAAGTTTAGTATATTTAAAAAAAGAAAAAAGTGAAAAGATTATCATTACATAGTTATCGACCGCTACAGCAACTCTCGTTGTTGGGAGCTGAGGCTATGAATACATGATACAGAGATAAGGGTTTGTGTGTAGTGTGTGTTTAGAAAGCCTTAGATGAAAGTTTAAGGCTTTTTTTATGTTTGTTTATTATCGAGTAGTGACAAAATTGGTTACGTGCCGTCCTTGGAAGACGGAGATTGCAGGTTCGAGGCCTGTCTACTCGACGCGCCGGTTTAGTGAAGAAGACTTCCGTGAGTAAAAAAGTCTTTTTCAATTTGGAAGTATAGCATCAATTGGTAATGCGCCTGACTGTAGATCAGGTTCTCTTCGGAGCATTGGAGGTTCGAGTCCTTCTACTTCCACATATTGCCGAGTAGCGTGTGCTGGTTAACGCGTCAGACTTTGACTCTGATAAGACAAGAGTTCGATTCTCTTCTCGGTAACTGTGTCTGTAGCTTAACTGGTTAAAGCGCAAGATTGTGACTCTTGTATATGTGGATTCGAGTTCCATCAGACACCTAAATGTCCCTATCGTCCAAAGGATAGGATTCTTGACTACGGATCAGGAGATGAGCGTTCGAATCGTTCTAGGGATACAAAATGCTTCAGTGGCGGACGTTGGAATACGCGTAGGTTTTAGAAAAAAGAGGACGGTTTGCTAAACCGTTAGCCCAGTAAAATGGAACGTGAGTTCGAACCTCACCTCATCCGCAATAAGGAAGGTTAGCCTAACAGAGCAAGGCACTAGTCTTGAAAACTAGCATATCGGAGCGATCTGATTTGGGGGTTCGAATCCCTCATCTTCCGCTAAAACTAAACTTAAAGGTTTAGTTTTTTTTTGCAAAAGTTCTTTCTATATTTAAAGAAAAACACACTATGCCTGAATTAGCCGAATTAAGATTGAGTTCTGATTATGTTAATGAACATACAGAAGGTAAGAGATTCATCTCTACTTGGAATAATCCAAAACATAAATCGGTAGAAGTACCGTTGAGTGATTTTAGTATTCGTACGCAGAGTAGAGGGAAAGAGTTTAAGATGAATATCATAAAGAATGATGTTATTGTAAACTCTTTAGTTTTCGGATTCGGAATGACTGGAGGTTTTGAGTTTACTAAGAAAGGTGAAGAGCCTAAGTATACTCATCTTAAACTTTTTACAGATGACGAATTCGTTTTATGCTTTACTGATAAACGTAAGTTTGGAGGTTGGAGGTTTGGCGATTGGAGTTCAAATAGAAGTCCAGATCCAACTATTGAGAATGATCTATTCGTTAAGCATATAAAAGATAATCTTAGTAAGTCTGCGTTTAATAAACCTATCTATGAATTACTAATGGATCAATCTTATTGTAATGGTATAGGTAATTACTTACGCGCTGAAATCTTAGGTAGAATCGATAGTAATCCATTCGTTTCTGCTAGAGAATATATACAGAAGAATCCAGAAGTATTAGAGTTGTGTAGAACTATTCCATTAAATAGCTATATTTATAAGAAAGAAAAAGGCTTGAATTATAATGGAGTAGAACCTTACTTGAAGTATTATAAGAAAGATACGAGCTTATCTTTTGAAGATAGGAATAAGAGGGTGTTTTGGTATGATGCTAAATGGGGTAAAGAAAATGGCTAGAGTAAATGTAGGAATAGATCCAAAACTCTTAAGTGATCAGCATCTAATAGCTGAGTCTGTAGAGATAACTGTAATAACCGGAGGTCTACGTAGAAACGGTTATGAAGTTAAATCTCCGATCCCGGAGAGGCTTGTAATGGGAAAAGGATATATTAATTTCTTTAAGAATAAACTAATCTATCTTAAACGTAGACTAGAGTCTGTTAATGAGGAGATGAGAAGGAGAGGGTTTGAACCGGGAACTAAACTTGATCTCGATAGCTTTCCGAAGGAGTTGTGTAATGATTGGTCGCCATCTATAGAAGATAGCATGATATTACGTTTACGTATAGCTGATAGACTTATTACAAGAGCTAATGGAGAATCAGCCTCTAAGATACATAGATATGGTCGCCGCCATCTACGCTGGTATCGTAAACGCTTAGCTGAAGTGATGATAAAATCTGAATTGTATTTTGTATAGTATTTTTAAAACTTTATGTTGAGACAAATCATAGTTCCTCCAGGCATAGGTGATAACATTTGGTTACTACAGAAACTAATCAATCAGCCTGAGAAGTTTAATTTTATGTTACCAGGAGGTCAACCTCGCAGAGGTAAACAAATCTTCGATCTACTACCTCAAGTATCAGCCTCATGTCAGTATTCTTCTAATCGTAGAATTGGTTATGGTATAGTGGCTAAAGAGAATATTCAGAAAAGATCTTCTATGTGGCAGAACATAAAAGATAGAACATTCTTTCTATCAGCCAATGAATGGTTAGAGCAAGGTCAGAGATTAGAGAATTTCTTACCAGATCTGGAAACATCCTATCAAGTAGAATGGGATTCATTAAGCTATGCTGATTCTGTTAAGGCCAGTTTTGATAGTTACGGAGATACTTCTTTTATTGGAATATATGGTAGTAGCTATAGTACAACTAGAGCTTGGAATTTCTGGCAAGAGAGGGAGTGGTTTGAGTTGATATCTATGATACACAAGATAAATCCGAAAACAACTTTCTGCATAATTGGAGCCGAATGGGATTTAGATCTAGCAACACCGTTAATCTCAAGATTACAGCAGGCCGGTATTTCATATATGAATACTGTTAGTCAACCTCTAGGTTATGTAATTGAGATAATGAAGAGGTTAGATTACGCTTTCTATTTCCCATCAGGCTTAGCTATTCTATCAGAGACTTTAGTGGGAAGAAAAGATTCAGTTATGTTTTACCCTCCACATCTACAATCAATGATGACGAAGTGGTGCGATCCAAAGAGAACTGAAGGAGGTAATTTTAAGGAAGTACAATTTTGCACGCCTGAAGAAATATTTTCTTGGGTTAAAGATGAATATAAATTATTTGACAAATTATGAGTTTACCTCCAGGACCAGACTATGCTCCCTCAACTTATCTAAAGGACACCAAATCAACTAATGTATATGTTGAGACAGGAATGTTTAGAGGAGATAGTCTTCAATACGCATTAGAGGCGGGCTTTGATACTATAATAGGTATTGATAACGATCCTTGGTCAATTGGTTTTTGTAACGATCGCTTTAAAGATAATCGTAGAAGATTTCAATTACATCAAGGTGATAGTTCAGTTATGCTTTGGGATGTGATTAAAGATATTAAGGAGCCGATTACATTCTTTCTAGATAGCCACTGGCAGATGCTAGAAGGAACAGATCCAGGTCCATCTCCCTTCCCTTTACTTCAAGAATTAAAGCAGATTGCTCGTCATCCTTTATGTATAGAACATAAAGTTATTATTGATGATTGGCATATCTTTTATCATGATCGAGTGGGATATACTAAGGCAGATATTTTAGAAGCGTTAGATAAGATGGGATTAAAGAGGCAGAGCTTAATTGCCAATCCTGTGATTAATGGAATTTGCGTAGCAGAAAAATGGTAGGAGCGACATCAGGCGGTTTAGGTGATATAGTCTATGCAATACCGATTATGCATAAGTTAGGTATCACTAAGCTGTATGTAAAAGAATCGTATTACTTCCCTCCCTATGGAAATCTATACACTACAGTAAAGGCATTATTAGAGTGTAATGGAATTGAAGCAATACCGACATCTGGAGCCTATCCACCGTACATATTCGATCCGACAATTAAATTCGATTACAACTTAGATAATTCAAGAAGGCAACCTAAGCGAGGTTCTAATCATATTATTATATCGTACCTAAATGAATTCGGTTTATCAGATGATGATTGGAGAAGTCCTTGGTTAAAGGTTGAAGGGGAAGGCGAGCTGCACGGAAACTATTATCTAATACATAGAACCTCTCGTTGGAGAAGATTTAGTACAGTTGATTGGGTTAAGGTTCTCGAAAGCGTTCCTTGTAATCCTATCTTTATTGGATTTGAAGATGAATATCTTGCTTTCTGTAAAGAGACAGGTTCTGATATTATGTACTACCCTACTAGAGATATTTTACACATGGCTCAGTTAATTAAAAAATGTAAAGCTCTATATTGTAATCAAAGCGTCTCACTAACGATAGCTCAAGGATTAGGAAAAGAATACTATCTAGATCGTAATGTACCAAAAACTAATTGCGTAATGTATACGCCAAACGAACATTTATTATTATGAAAATCGAACCAGAAATGAAAGCACAAAATCTAACATTCGAATCTCATGGAATTCGATATAGAGTTAATGAAGAGAATGTCATTAGTCAAATAGACTGTGAACCTTATAAATATGATGAGCGCTACAGTGCTACTTATGACAAGCCTGAGTATAGAATTCAATCTGATCTTCTACAAGCCCTTAGATTAGGCTTCATGATAGGGTCTCATGGTAAGTTACCTTCAACGATATTAGATTGGGGTTATGGTAATGGAGCATTCATGAAGTTCGCGAGTAAAAAGATTCCAAATGTTTATGGTTATGATATAACTGGCGTTGAGGTAGAAGGTTGTACTTTAGTTAATAATCCATATGTAGAGGTTGATGTGATTTCTTTTTGGGATGTACTAGAGCACATTCATGACTTAAGTTTTGTTCAACGCCTTAGATGTGAAACTGTTGTAATATCATTACCGTTCTGCCATTTCTTTACTAAAGGTAAGAAGTGGTTTGATGAAGAATATAGACATAGGAAACCTAACGAACACGTTCATCATTTTAATGAGAACTCGTTGACAAGCACGATGGAGAAGTATGGATGGAGCTTAAAAGCTAAATCTACACATGAAGATATTGTTCGAAAATCAACAGATGGAGAACAAAATATCCTAACCATGTCTTTTTCTCGAAAGAATTAAAAGTATGAGTTAAAATTTAGTATTTTTAAAATCTAAGTAAATACATAGATCAATGAGAGATTTCATTTTTGCAGATTTAGGCGAATCCATTCCAGCAAATAACGTAACGTTTAGAACAGATGCTTTGAATCGTGATTCTGAATTTTTTACTGTTCTTCAAGTTACAGGATTGAATAATGTAGTTTGGTCTGATCAGAAAAAAGCAGCATTGTTAGCTTTCGGTAAGAGAGAGACTTCTCGTCAAGAACTTATCGCTGTAGCATCACTTCTATCTTTGAATTTGATTTCTCAGAACGCTAACGGTTCAGATGCGGTAACAATAGTAACAGCGACTAACGACTCTGATACAGAAAGCTGGTAATCAGAAGTTAATTATAAATCAAAGCCATATTCCTGATATGGCTTTTTTTATCTATTTTTGTCTCTATGATAGATGTAATGTATCCTTTAGGTAAAGGAACTGTATGGGAAGATAATGAGTTAAAATATTCATTACGCTCCATTGAGAAACACTTATCTAATTTTCGTGACATCTATATAGTAGGAGAAAAACCTAACTTTCTTAACGACAAGGTAATTCATATACCTTATGAAGATACTAATCGATGTAAGGAGACTAACATTTATAGTAAGATTCTTCACGTCTGCTCAACAAACATTAGTGATCAATTTCTATTCTTTAATGACGATCACTTTCTAGCTCACAACTATGATGCTGCCGCATTTCCTTTCTATTACAAAGGAGATTTAGTTTCTGTTATACAAAGGATACCGCAGAACTTATATACTAGGTCGGTGATTTTAACAGCACAACTACTGCAAGGATTAGGTCTGACGACATTAAACTTCGACACTCACACTCCAATTATTTATGATAAGTATAAGTTTCCAGAGGTAATGGGAAGATATGATTGGACTAACCGCTTTGGATTTGTAGTTAAATCATTATATGGAAATTCATTAGGAATAGAGGGTGTTAGAGAACCTGATTGTAAGATTAATTACCCTATTGATACGAAAGAGCAACTCTTTAATGCAATCAAGGATAGGAAAGTTTGGTCGATTGGAAATAAAGGGATAAGTGAAGGGTTAAAGCAAGGTCTCGAAGAATTATATCCGACACCAAGCAGATGGGAGAAAGAACACTCTTAAATTTTAGTATTTTTAGAGCATGGAAAGTTTAAATAAAGGTAAGTTAATCTACGGTGCGGGAGCTAACGTTGTAGCTGCTAACGGAACGGCGCCCTTTTTTGTATTGCAAGGTTCTGAAACTAAAGTGGTAAAGCTGCGAAAGCTAGCAATTTCTGGCGTTTCTTTAACTGCAGTAGCTTATGTAAGGATAGCTTTACAGAAATATCTTACACCAATAACTGGAGGAACATCTTCTGATCCTGCTAAGATAGCATTTGAAGGCATACCATCAACACTTTCAGCATTGAAGATCTATACTGTAGCACCATCAGCTCCAACTGTTGAAGGATCGTTAGGAGAGAAGAGAGTCTTAGGTCAAGCAGCGACAGCGGTAGCGGCAGGCTATACTGTTGAAGCTACTTGGGATTTTACAGGAGATGCTGATAAAGATAGAGGTCAACCAACACTACATTCTGCTACTCAAGGATTCGCATTAGCCTTTCCTGTAGCACCAGGTTCAGCGACAACTGTATCGATTGAAGTAGAGTGGTCAGAGGAATAATAGTTAAGAAACATAAAATAATCTGAATGAATCTTTTAAACAAGGTAAGATCGTTATTTGGAGTTAGTACTGAAATCAGTCACACTCCGGTAGATGAACTTGACACTCTACTATTAGAGATAGCAGAGGTAAATGAGCAGATAGCTAAAGCAGAATCTGAGTTTAGTGAGATTGATCAGAAGTTAAGTTTGAAAATTTCAGCTTGCGATAAGTTAATTGAGAAAGGGGTTAAGGAGGGTGCAGAGAATAAAGGTTTCTTAGTAAATAGATTAGAACGTATCACTGACAACCATCTAGAGGTAGTTAAAGGCCTAATTGATCAAAAGAAGGAATTAGAAAAAGGAAGAGTAGCGATTGAGCAAGATATTATTGCTAAAGCAGTAGAGATTGTAACTCAATTAGATGACTTAGATCAAGGAATAATCAGCGACACACTTTCAACCTGGAAAGCGACTGGATTAATAAAGGGCGAGGAAGTTCTTACTCAAGCTAGAGCAATTACATTGGCTCTCGAAGAGATAGAGAAGGGTGGTATTGGCTCAGGTCACTATGATCATCATAGAAGAAAGATAGCTGAATATAAGAGTCAACGTAATCAAATCTTAAGAGACCAAGAAAACGATCCTGATATAGAAGCCGAAGGTGGTAGAGTAGCTGATGAATATGGAGGTAAATTAAATGCTGTTGATAAGAAAATTCAACATCACACAGATAAGATTAGGGAATTAAGAGATAAGGAATCAGCTAAAGAAGCTCAAGACAAAATAGATGCTGAGACTGCTGAGAAGGAGAGAGTAGCTAATTGGGAGAAAAGATATGCTGATAGCAAAAAGAATGTAGACCTGTCTGCTCAAAAGGATTTAGAAAAAGGCGGAGAAGGTAGTAAGGGTGGCAAAGTAATTGGACACACGAAAAGTGGGAAACCTATTTACGCACACAATGCTTTTAATATAAAGCATAAAGAATTTACATCCTCCGATCATCAGGAAGCTAGAGAGATGTTGGCTAAAAAGGCAGGCGATTCTCATTCAAAGTGGATTAAAGAAGGTAGAAAGGCTTTTTCTCAGCACAAAAAAGATGCTGATTATTACGAAGGATTAGCTAAGGAGCATAGAAACGAAGCTGAAAAGAAAATTGACAATCATGGATCTGGAAGAAGAAAGCTTATTGGAGTAAGGGGTAAGGGAACCAATCAAATTTCATATCACAAAGATACTATTACTGGTAAGTATTACAGAGATCCTCATTTTGGTGGTCATGAGGACCCAGACAATCATAAGTATCATCAGGAGATAAGTGAGAAAGATGTTCCTAAAAAAGATCACAATAACGAAGAAATTAAAAAATCTCACGAACCTATCGCAATAGAACTTGCAGGCAAAGGAGACATAATTTACGACTCTCCAGTAGAAGGTCACTACGCAAACGTAATAGTAAGAAGAAGCTTCAAAGAAGGAGATAAGAGTGTAGCAAAGATATTATTCCTAAAAAGAGCAAGCACTAAGACAATAGCTCCAAATCAATTCTGTCTTCCTGGAGGCCATATAGATGAAGGAGAAACCATAGAGCAAGCAGCAGTAAGAGAATTAAAGGAAGAAGCTAATCTAGATGCTAGTTACGTTTATACAATAGGTAAAGCAAAATGTGATGATGGCAAGTGGGCGTTCTATCTAGAGGCACCTGGAGTAGAAGGTGACACTATGTTACTAGACGGAGAGAGTATTAATGCAGCTTGGATGTCACAAGAAGAATGGATCGAGGCTGATTTGATCTTTGACTTGAAAGATCACTTGGTTGCGATGGAAACTTCTAGTCGTAAGGTTGAAGATATTCACGATATTTTGAAGAAAGGCGTAGAGGATGAAGAGTTGGAGAAAGCTGAAGGTTCGAGAGGTGGGAAAGTAATAGGGCACACATCTAGTGGTAAGCCTATTTACCTCATTCATCATAAACTTGGTGAAAATAGATATGGCAAAGATAATGTTCATAAAGATTTTAGTTCAAATGATCATGCTGAAGCTGTCAGATATTGGAGAATTATGGTAAAAATAATTTAAAGAGTGATCGCGGATTGAGGAGCAGTAATCTCAATCTCGACATAGCACACCATGCCAGCGAAAGAAATAGAAAGAGTAGGGAGAATAATAAGAATATAGAAGGAAATATTAGCGAACTAGAAAAAGCATTCGATATCGATAATCCTTTCTACTATAACAACGAGGAGGAGCTAATTAAAGGACGCGCAGCAGCAGAGGGTGAGGAGAGAGTTTGGGGAGGAAAGACGTATAAGAAGGTTGGTAAGCAATGGGTAACTGAAGGTAAAGCTGGAGTTGATAACAGTAGTGATGCAAGTCTTCAATCTGGACATAAAGCTTTTGGAGATGCTTTAAAGACTAAAAGTGCTAGAGAAAAAGTTCAGTTAATTGATAAGGCAAAAAGTCATTATGAAAAACATGCTAAAGGCTTATCTGATAAGGATTTAATAGAGAATCATAAGAAAGCATCAGCAGGTTCTCTTCATCAAGCTGTACTAGCAAAGCACTTAGGGCAAAGAGCTCAAGAGAAGTTAGATAAGGAGTGGGGAGCTAAAAGAGGCGCTGCAGAGAAGGGTAGTACTGGAACTGTAGAAGATTCTGTAAAAAGGCTAAAGGAAGGTGGTGAGAAGAAACATTCAACTAAACATATAAAAGAGCACTTAGAGAATACCTCTACAGATCAACTTAAAAAAGTAGCAGAAAAAGAAGATCATCCTCATAATGATGCTGCTAAGAGGGAGTTAGAAAGAAGGGCAAGTTCTGATAAAGATCAAACTGAAAAGAGGTTAGCTCCATTTGAAAAAAGACTAAATAATCTACTAAAGACACACGTTAGCGGATATTCAGTTGATAAAATAGAATCAATAGAAATGACACCTAAGGGTAATTATTTTATTAATATGACAGATAGAGGTACTGTTTCACTAACAGCATCAGCTGTACCTTCTGAAGTTATAGATCAGTTAGCTCAAAAATATGGATTCAAACTCCACGATGATAATTAAATAAAGATGATGAAAGAAGAGAAGTTTTCAATATTCATACCTCTAGAAATAGAGAAGAGTAACGACGGAGAGGATCGTTATGCTAATATGAAGTTTAAAGGCATTGCCTCAAATCCTAATGAAGGGTATGATAAACAAGGTCAATGGTTAGATCCGAGAGGATTTGATTTAAATGACTTCATAAAGTCTGGAACTTTTAACTGGCATCATCGTTGGAAGGATAAGCCTACAGCAATTGTAGGAGAACCTACTAGAGCTGAAGTTACAAAGTCAGGTGAACTATATGTAGAAGGTACACTATATAAGTCATCTCAAGTTGCTAGAGATATCTACGACTTAGCAGAAGTGCTTCAAACTGATTCACCTAATCGTAGAATAGGAATGTCTATTGAAGGTATTCCAACTATGGTTGATCCGAAGAATAAGAATAGAATTCTTAAGGCTCGATTAACAAACATAGCTTTAACTCCAGCACCTATCTGCCCGGGGACTTCTATGGAGCTAATGAAAGGTGGTATTGATGAACTTCAATTTGAAACTAAAGAAGATCTTCTAATTGACGTTACAGATGAACATGGTGTACGTTGGACAGTAGATAGTAATCTTACTTTACATAAAGGTGAAGAAAGTGAATTCGAGAAAGCTGATCCGAGAGAGGGTAAGATGTTTACTAAGAAGCAGCTAGGTAAATTTGGTGAAGCAATTGGTAAGAAAGGTGAAGGTAGTCGCGGAGGTGTAATAATCGGACATACTAAATCCGGTAAACCTATTTACGCAGATAAGTCTGCTGGAAGCTATAAAGGCTTTACGAAGCAAGATCATAAGCATGCTCATGAATTGCATGTACAAAAATCTATACAGCATCATAAATTAGGTCTTACTAGTAAGGATCAAAAAGCCTATCATTCAGATGCGGAAGAGAAACACAGCCTTCTCGCCGATAATCACTTAGAAGAATATGATTCATTTAAGCGTATTCATTATGCCATAAAGGATAAGAAGACGGGTCACAATTTATATTCAACTGCAGGTCATGGAGAGGAATTCGAAGGATCGGAAGATGAAGCAGTGAAACATGCAATTAAGCAATTTAATAGTAATGCTAAAGATTGGGGTAAAGGTAAGTTCGATTCAAAGCAGCATGAAGTGCAAGTTGAATTTAAGAAGGCTATGGAAGCAGGATCAGTTACAGGTACTGAGACTACTAATCAAAGCTTAACGCAAGCTCCATTAAAAGAGGAATCTATGGAAGGTTCAAAAGGTAAGAAGAAAAAGAAAGCCATGATAAAGGATGTTACCGAATTAAATAAGTCAGAGATAGAAAACTATCTAGTTGAAGAATTTGAGCTTGATAAAGCTTCAGCTGAAAGAGTGGTACAATTAGCAGAGGCTATTGAAAAAGGTGGTGAGGGTAGTAAAGGTGGAAAAATAATTGGACATACTAAGTCTGGAAAAGCTATTTATGCTGATTCACTTCATATAGGTGCGCAAACATGGATTGCTGGTAAATTTGACGATGGCGGTGAGAAGAAAGTGAAGCAGACTAGAAAGAATTTTTCTAAAGAAGATCACGAAGATGCTGCCGCCTTACATCAAGCGGAGTCAGATCGCCATTTGAAAGAAGGTAAGGATATCGTAGCTAGAGATGGTGAGAAGAAGGCTCATAAAGATGGTGAAGCAACGCAACACGCATTTCAATCAGCTCATCATAAGAAAATGGCAGATGAGCATAGGAAGGCTGGTAAAGAAAAGGCTGGTATAATTGGAGAGACTAAGTCTGGTAAGGAAATTCATGACAATCCTTTTCACGATAGCCATAAAAACTTTTCAGCTCAAGATCATCGCGATGCATCTAATCTTCATCATTCTTTAAGAGGACATAAGGATCAAGCTATAGCTCACGGAAAGATAGCTTATGATAAGGATAAGGTAGGAGATTCGAAGAGTATCTCTAAAGCTGAAGTGTTAACTACTCTTTTAGAAGAACACAATCTTGATTCAGAATCAGCCAAGAGAGTGTGGGAATTAACAAAGGCTATTGATATGTCCAGGTTAGTTCAGAAGCAGGTACAAGTAAAAGGGCCGCATGGAACTTTCATGGCTACACGTTGGGTTGATCCTAAGACAGGAATGAGCGTTGCAGGTCATGAAAAACAAAGCGCTAACGTAGCAGACGTTTCAGATGATAAGATGGCTTCTCAAGTAAGTCAAATCATACACAGTGAATCTTTAGGAAAGGTAGCTAAAGTAAGAGATCTTATTGGATTAGGTATTTATGACAAGAAAGTCTTATCACTTCTAGTAGACAATTCAGCAGCTATAGTATACTCAGAATTAAAGAATCTTGGTATTACTGGTGAGCGAGCTAGTACTCCAGTAAATACAGGAGCTGAAGTGATCGAAGGTGATGGTGAAGCTGGATCATCTACTCCAGCTGCTGAACAAGACTTAAGTGAATTAAGCTCAAAGAAGCTTAAGAGAATTCTTGATGATAGAAGAGCAAAGAAGAGAGAGGAGAGTGGATTAACATATAAGGATTTCTGGAATAGTTATGAAAGTACTTTGAAGGGAGTTATTATTGACGGCTATCCAAAATCATTAATTGCATATGGAACTGGAGGTTTAGGTAAGACTTATACCTTAGATACTGTTATGGAACAACTTCAGGTTAGAAAATTCGATCCTGAAATTAATCCAACTCGTGATCAATATGATGCTGTAGTTATAAAGGGAAGTACAGGTCTTCGTGATATGTGGCAGATCATTGTTGAGAACAAGGATAAGCTTATTATATTTGATGACTGCGATTCTATGTGGAGAGGTGATGATAATCCAGCTCAAAACATTCTAAAAGGAATGCTTGATACTTCAGGGGATGGAAGTGTGAGATATGGTAATGCTAGTAAGGATGCAGATGGTAATCCGCTACCTAAGCAAATCAGATTTACAGGTCAAGTAGTATTTATTTCAAACTTACAGAGAGAAGATTTTCCTCAACCACTTATTTCTTCTCGATGCGGAGCTATTGACTTAACTATGACTAAGGATGAGACAATGGATAAACTTAATGATATCAAAGGTAGTATCAAGATAAGAGGGAAGAATGATGTACCTGTTGAAATTTCTCAAGAGTCAAGAACAGCGGCTTATGATTTCTTTAAGAGACATAAAAACTCACTCGATCTAGGTCAGATCAACGGTAGAACTTTTGCTCAAGTAGCTCAGATTCATAATCGCTTGACAAAGGAGAATAATAAGGGTCAGTTTGAGAATGAGGCGTTAATTAGAATGAACTTAGTTTAATAAAAATGGAAAATCCAGGAAAGCAGAATTACTTCGCTAGTAAGAGTTCAGAGGAACTTGAAAGAATACTTGACACCCTCCTTTGTGGTGATAATTTCGGAGGAATGTTAGCTAACGACATCATTGATGAGTTAGGTAAAAGACGAGAAGCTACTATAGCAGAAGTAAAGAGATAGGTTATGGCTAAGAGAATGCCTGTCGGTACGATCCGTAGCTGGGAGGCTGGCGAGTTTATAAAAGCTCACGACGGAAATGTATTTCATAACGGATGGATTCCTTTATCAACCTCTAAGATGTTGGAGGATATAGGTAAGGAGCTTGATAGTATCGCTAACTCTATGAGGTTCTATAAGCTACCGATAAATGGAGAGAAATTTCTTGACCATGAGATAGGTGAGTTTATGAAACAACCTGGAGAAGAGTTTGGAAAATACTCTCCAGATGATTTTAAAAAATACGAAGGCTTTGCTGGTGCTGGAAGATACTCATTCCGTAATGAGTTCAGTAGACGATTCATGAAACCTAAGTTAGATGTCGCTGAAGCCATCAATCAAGCTCTTATAGATGCTAACGATGCTAAAGGTGGATCTTATAACGATGATAAACTTACTCAAGAGGAGAAGATCGAAATTCGAGCTAAGACGAGAGCTAACTTTAAAGTAAATGCTGACTCTGGACATGAACACGGCGGCGAAGGTAGCCAATTTAGAGGATTCTTTACAGTAGAAGAAGCTAATGAATTAGGTGCTATAGTTAAGAGGACTAATAGGCAACTAATTCAAGGTTTAAATTTCGAAGGAGAGCAGAAATCAATTTATGATGGAGCTGTAAAGATAGGAGAATCTCTTCCAAAAGATTATGCTCGAATCGGTATTAAGAGAAAGCAGAGAGATGAAGCTATTGCAGCTATCAATGAGGCTTTTAGCGATAACTGGGGAGTTAAGGAATCATTTAAGTTTTGGATTGAAGATAAGTATAGTGAGTATATCAGTAAGTATAAAGAGAGAATAAGGCAGGATGAAGCTGAAGAGCAAGAGTCAGCTTTTGGAGTTGCTCTAGATGAAGCACCTGAAACATTCTACTCTAAAGTGTTAGCTAAACTTGAAAAAACAAAGGATATTAACGATTATCCTTTTCAAGAACTGATAAGTCTCAGATTTGAAGTTAAGTACAATAAGCAACTCTCTGGAGAATGGGAACCTAAAATGTTACCAGCTATTCAGCAGATTGAGTTTATGATGCTAAATACTCCAGCTGGACATTTTCTAAGTAACAACGCTTTAAAGCAGGTAACTCAAGAGAATTATAATGGAGGAGATCATGGAGGTTACGCTTGGTATAATCCAGGATCTCGTCAGATAAATTTATCTAAGAATCTTGTTGAAGGAAGTACAAGTCCTTGGGGGAGGATAAATAGACTTAACGAATTTCAATCAGTTCTAGCTCACGAAGTAGGTCATGCCGTTTCTTATAAGTTTGGTAGAGAAGGTAATCTTAAATATAAGGAGTTTGTAGTAGCTTGCGGATGGTCATATGAGCAAGAGGAGCTAAGGAGAGGAATGACAGCTACAGGAACTGAAAAATCTATTCGAAGAGAAGGTTCTAATTCGCAAATACCATTACTAACAGAATATGCCCATAAATCTCCTGAAGAAGCTTTTGCAGAACACTATAGTATATATCATAATAATAAATCAGAGATAGATCATTGGCTTGATACTGGAGATTCATCTTCATTAGCTAGAGCTAATAAGACTATTAGTGATGGAAGGGTTAGTGAGAAGACTGTAGGTGAGTCATTTAGTATTGAAGGAAAGAAGTCAGTTGAAGATACAGATAGATTATTACGCAACCTTCATCTCGATTCAGATAGGCATGTTAAAGTAGAATTAATTTCACCTTGGGAAACTCATATTTCTGAGACTGCTCGTAGAGAATACGATCCTTCGAAAGTTAGATCAGATCTATCTTGGAAGAAACATACAGAACCTGTTGTTGCAGTTAATGACCATAATAGATATGAGATAATGACTGGTGTTAATAGACACGTTCACGCTAAATATCTTAAGAAGATGATACCTAGTGTAAGTGTATCTAAAGAATTTCATGTAGCATTATCTCAGAGAGGATATAGTGATTATGATATTGCAAGTTATGCAATTCATCTTACTAGAGATCAGAAGGTACCTCAACAGAGTTCTGCTCCTAGAAAATTGACAGGTATAGAATATTCAAATAATATTTTACCTGTAGATGAGATTAAGAAGAGCGAGAATATTTTTCGCAAGATGAGGAACGTATATAATAGTGAAGAGCTAAAGAAGGCACTAGAAACTTGGAATTTTTAGAACAGCCAAAAGTAGTAAAATTTTCGCACAGGTTAAATCCGTATGGAAGAAATAAGTATTTTTAAAATCAATAGATATAACTAATTTACATGGACGTTACAAATGTATCACAAGAGTCTCTACAGAAAGCATTGGAGGCTTTAGGTTTGATTGAAAAGGCTGAGGTAGTAACTACTACAGCTGATGTAAAGATAGAGGAATTGATCAAGGCAGAAGAAGAATTGATTGCAGCGCAATTAAAACTTGAGCAATTAAAAAATCCAAAGGTAGAGGGAGTAGTAGCATCAGACGTAACTTTAGTAAAAGCTGAGATTTCAGAAATATCTAAAGGCTTCAATGATAAGATCGAAGCAATGGCAACATTGATTCAATCAAAGGATCAGAAGATCGAAGAACTTACTAAAGCAGTAACTTCGATTAACGAGTTTAGCAAAGCATTGGCAAGTAAGCTTGGAATGATTGCAAAGACTCCATTGGAGCGTAAGTCAGTAACAACTCAAGGTTTCGTTGAGAAGTTTGAGAAGAAAGAGGAAATTACCAAAGGCGCAGATGTTAAGGTATTGTCAATTAGCAATAACAAACATCGTGCAGAAATAGCAGACGAATTATTTAATGCAGCAACATCTGGCGGTAAACTAGATGAAGAATTGGCAAAGGCAGCACAGTGTGTTGAGTTACGTCAAGTAACTCCAGCTATACAACAAAGGTTGTTAAAGGATTTCAAAATTCAAGTAGTAAAATAAAAATTTAAAAAGCGAAGTATAAATTATGGAAAACGTTCAATTGACCGACTATCAAGAATCCGACTTCTCTGGATTGTTCGGAGGACAACAAGAAGTTAGTGAGTTGTTAAAGGCGATGCAAGCTGGACAAATCACAGGTCGCGATACTGCAGATCAGTCATTAACTCAAGAACCTCTTAAGGTTGAATCCTTGGAGAAAACTTTGAAGTTACTTGAATTCCGCATGAAAGATGTAAAGCTTTGGAATGCAATTCCTAAGTTGGTAGCTTACAACACAGTTGAAGAATACATTCAATTGGAGAGCTATGGTGCTGATCGCGGTGGTTTCTATACTGAAGGTGAACTTTCAGATGTAGAAGATTCTCAATACAGACGTAAGGCTGAACTTGTAAAGTATATCCAGGTAACTGGTGAAGTAACTTTACAAGCACAGATGGTACGTTCTTATGTAGACGCTATGCGTAAGGAAGTTGAGAACAAGACAATGTGGATTGTTCGCAAAGTAAGTTCAGCACTTACTAAAGCTGATTCAGGAATGATTGCAGCTGAATTCAATGGTTTATATGCACAGCACGGTTTGATAGGTTCAGGAGCAGATGCTTTGTATTTGTCACTTGATGCTTATCAGGATAGCACAACAGTAATCGACTTACGTGGTGCTTCTATTACACAAAGCGATCTTGAAGATGGCGCAGTTAACGTAGATGCGAATTTCGGTAACGTTGACACTTTGTTCGGTCCTCCATCAGTAATGTCAGGATTGTATAAGGATTATTTCGATCGTCAGAGAATTATCACTGGCATGTCTAGCGCAACTGGTACTATCGGTACAGTTCCTAAGGCAATCGATACTCAATTCGGTCAGGTAGCTATCAATCAAGATAAGTTCATGAAGAAGACGCCAGCTAGATTGTTGAGTGAAATCGCAACTAGTCCAAAGGCGCCGGCAGCTCCATCAGTATCAGCACAAGCATTAACAGGTGCAGATGCTCAATCACGCTTTAAGGCAGGTGAAGTTCATACGGGAGCATTAGGTACAGTATTCTACGGAGTAGCAGCTGTTAATCAATATGGTGAATCTGCGATTACGGTGTTTAACAACACTACGAAGATCACGTTGACAGCTGGTGAATCAGTTAACTTGACTTTCACAGCAGGCGCGGGTGGTTCTTTTGCAGCTACTGGTTTCGTAATTTATCGTTCTAAGGTAACAGCAGCAACTAATGCAACAACAGGCGCTGTTAAGTTTTATCCAATCTTCAAAGTAACTGCTGCTCAAAGAACAGCTGGTTTCGACGGAGGCTCAGCGGGTGTAGTTCGTGACCGTAACAGGTTCTTACCAGACACTGAAGAAGCTTTCGCAACTGAAATGACTGAAGAAGTAGTGAGCTTCAAACAATTAGCTCCGATTAGTAAACTTGATTTGTCAGTATTGGCACCAAGTAATCGTTTCATCGCTTACTTGTGGGGAACGCCAGTACTATATACACCAAAGAAAATGGTGAGATATTTGAACGTAGGTCCATTCATCGCAGCGTAGTAGATTTGGTTTTGTAAGAAGAGAGACGACAGAAATGTCGTCTTTTTTTTGGTTATTCAATTTAGATAATCTATCTTTAGGAAAAATTTAAAACAAACATATGAAGACAATTTTAACACCCTCTAAAGTAAAACCTTTAGAGTATGCAGGTCAAACTGTTATTCTACCTGTAATAGGAGAAGCTACCTTTACAGATGCAGGTAACATAGAGGTTGATGAAGAGGTAGCAGAATCATTCATTGCAGCAACAGAAGCATCTTTCGGTTTCTTTGAAGAGGTACCTGAAGGAAGTAAGAAACCTAAAGGTAAGGTTCAGGTTGCTAATGAGGAGTATGAAAAAACCAAAGCTGAACTAGATACTCTTTCAAGTGAAGATCTAATCAATCTAGCTAAAGAATCTGGAATAGCGCCAGCAGCATTAATGGGTATGACTGATGGAAAGATTAAGAAGGAATTATTGAAGAAATTATTGAAGTAAAATATTTGTTTGTGTTAAGGCTAAAAGCAGCCGAAAGACTTTAAAGCGGTCCGTAGGTTGCTTTTTTTTGTTTTATATATAGGTGAATTTTTAGTATTTTTATTACATTAATTCTAGCTAAAAATCATGATCAACGTAAATCAACATCCATTCGAAACTCAGAAAATAATCACAGCAGATCTATATAAGGGATCAATCATCGAGAAAGCCTATGGAGGCGGAGATGAAGGTACAATCTCAGCACAGCTCATTAGAGTACAGTTGAACAATAAGCTTGAGAAGGGGATTATCAGTGAGGAGCTTCATGCTAAGGCAGTTGAGCAGTTGGAAGAATTGGTGAAAGGTGGAGAGGGGAGTAAAGGGGGAAAGATTATTGGACACACAAGATCAGGAAAGCCTATCTATGCCAATAAGTCTGCTCATGAATATTCTGATTTTTCTAAAGAAGATCATAAAGATGCAAGCGATATACATCAAAAAGAATCTTCGAAACATGATTTTCAGAAACCGTCTGGAGCTAGATATGTAGGTAAAAATAAAAGGCAAGACCACATTGATTTATCTGTAGATCATTCTCAAAAAAGCAAAGGCAAAGACGACCTCAAAAAAGCCTACGACATCCTTGGCATCGAATATAAAGAAACAGACTCTCTAGAGAAAGCAGAGGGATCTCGCGGAGGAAAAATTATCGGACATACAAAGTCTGGTAAACCTATTTATGAAGGACATGGTGGTACAGAAAGCTACTCAGCGCAAGACCATTCAGACGCAGCAGACGCTCATGATAAAGTGACAGCAAAAAATGTAGGTAATTATGTAAAACAATCACACCACGGTAAGATGGCTAAGTATCATAACGCCATGTGGAAAGAAAAGAAAGGTTCAGATAAACAGGATCTCAAAAAAGCCTACGACATCCTCGGCATCGAATACAAAGAAACAGATTCTCTAGAGAAAGCCTCTAAAGGAGAGGGTTCAAAAGGAGGTCACGTGATCGGCCACACAAAGAGTGGTAGGCCGGTGTATGCTGATAAAAGAGGAGACAACAAAGATTATAAAGATTTTTCAGCACAAGACCATAAGGATGCGGCACAACTACATTCTGAAAAACATAAATTTCATGCTTTTGCTGATAGCAACACATCATCGCCAATAAATAGCATTCATCATAGGGCACTTATGTCGCATCATAGCGAAGTTGGTAGCGGACATGCAGTCTTAGCAGATAAGAAAGAGAAAGACGAGCATGAGGAATCTATTCCAGATCACGAAAAGAAAATCTTAGCTGATAAGAAGAAGAAGCAGATTGATCATCATAAAGAAGGTGAAGATTTTCACGGAAGTTTATTAAATGACTTTTATAAGAATCACGGCACTGATGAGAATAAATGGTCAAATCATATGAAAGAAGCCCATAGTCAATGGAAAGATAAAATGTTTCATCATAAGTCAGAAAAAGAACGTCTTGAAAAAGAATAATGGGAAGCTTAACTCTCACAATCTCCTATACTAAGAACACAGGTCTCGTCCTTAATGCTTCTGAACTAAAGCAACTTTACTTCACAGGTATCAAGTTAGAAGATCAGTATGGTAATCCTATTCCTGATGAAACAATCGAGTTCTACATAGATGCAGCACAAGAAGAGATGACTACTTATCTCTGCGTTAAGTTATCAAAGCATGCCGTTAGTGAACAAAGAGATTTCGTTTATGATGACTGGATAAAGTGGGGAGCTGTCACTACATTCTATCCTGTAGTAACACCTATAAGTTTACAAGGATTTCTTAACACTACTCTTCAGATAGATTATCCTGCAAATTGGCTATCAGCTAAAAAGCAAAGTCCTATTGGAGAGGAAGATATGTATCACAGGAATGTTAGTATTGTACCTGTACAAGGAACAGCAGCCTTCGCTAGTGGAAGTAGTATTTATGTAGGAATTGTTCCTCTAAGTAATAGATGGGGTGCTAAAAGTGTACCAAATTATTGGACGATTACATACATAACAGGTTTTAGCACAGTACCGGCAGATATTCTTAACTTTATAGGCCGCATGGCAGCTTCTAACCTATTGTTGCTACTTGGAGATATCATTAGCGGACAGCCAGGAATATCGAACAAATCGATAGGTATAGATGGACTTAGTCAATCAGTATCTACAACTAATAGTTCAGGAAATACAACCTTTGGTGGAAGAATAAAGGCATGGCAAACTGAAATGGCGAGACAGCTGCCGATACTTAAGATGAAATATGTCGGATTTACGTTTGGCGTATTAGGGTAAGGTTTATGATGAGGAAGTTTGGAGCTAAAGAGGGGGAAGGTTCAAGAGGAGGATATGTAATGGGACATACCAAATCAGGACATCCTATCTACGCTAGAATGACAGGTGGAGATCCTGCTTATAAGCAGGATCTCCACCTGTCATTCATAGAGGCTGCAGCAATACATAAAGAGTATGCTAAGAAAGTTTCTACACACTATGGAGAGACAGATGAGTTTTGGCACAATAAGAGAGCAGAAGAGCATGAACATATGAGTAAGATGAATAATATACAGAAAGCAGAAGGTAGAGGTAAAATGGTAAGATCCCTTATTCAACAGTATTATGATGAAGGTAAGATCGATACTGTAGAATTCCTTAAAGCAAATATTCAACTTTCACATTTACTTGATGTTCAAGAAGGAGCTTATGAGTTAGAAAAAGGAGGACCAAGGGCTGCAATTGGAGAAGTTCGACCATATGGAGGTCGTGACTATATCAAGACGATAAATGGCTGGGTTCTTCACAAGAAACATATAAAAGCTCAAGCAGCTACAGTAACTGAAAAACCTAAAGCTGAAGCTAAGATTGAAGCTCCTAAGAAGAAAGGTGGTTTTCAGAGGGAGAAGTTTATATCAACTCCAGTTAAGGTAGGTGATATATTTTACGTCGAAAACCCTAAGCCTGGTTACTATAATCAGAGAAGAATCGAATCTATCGATAACGGTCTAGCTAAGATCTCTGTTGTAGAAGAGACTTATGGTGGAAGAGTGAATAATCATGGAGATGCTGGACATATGAGATTATCAGAAGTTCAGAGAGTTGTAGATAAGACAGCATCTGGAAAGCATGATAAAGTTCAAAATCATAAAGAGGCTGTTCATGAATTTAATAAGAAGATCGGTTTAGAGAAACTTAAAGGAGGATCTTTACTAGACCCTAAAGCTCGAAAAGAATTTAAGACAGCTTTAGAGAAGTTAAAATCAGAAGCAGAGATTTATACAAAACCAGATTCAAGTGTAGGTGCAGCAGGTGGATGGTCGGGAACAATGAGATCAAGTCAAAGCGGAACTCCTATTAATCTTAGCTTTAATGATGTTCATCGCGCTGGATATTATGGCTTTAATAGAATGTACACTGTACAGGTACAAGTAGGAGGAGGATTAGAATCAGAGCATCGTAAGGTACTCTTAGCATCAGCAAAAGATTTACTAAGTAAGTATAGTTTTAAAACTTCTCTCGGAGATAGCCGTATAGAGGAGACTGATGGTACTAATTGGTCATCAGTAATGATGGTCGCTCCAACTATGGGTGATCAATATAGCAGAATAGAATTATAAATACATGACAAGACTTTCAGATAAGGTTATTATCGATAGAACCTTCCCTCAAGATAAATCACTTGTAGCAGATTTCGAGTTACCTGAAATAGAGGCAACTATAAGAGATAAGGCTTATGATGTTATATATGAGAAAGCTTATATCTGCCCTTGTAAGGGGAGCGGCAGCCCTGGCCATCTTAACGTTTGCAGAAATTGCGGAGGTAGTGGATGGATTTTTGCTAATCCGACAAAGACAAGAATGCTTATCAGCGGTATCGCAGCTGATGGAAAGTTAAAAGAGGCTGCATTAAGAGAATGGGGGATGATTGATGGAGGTGTTGTTAAGGTAACAGCATTGAATGCAGATAAGTTCACCTATATGGATAGAATTACTGTTCTAGATGCAACAGCTGAACATAATCAAATTATCTATCCAACATTAACTGATGATGATACTACACTTTTTGCATTCACTAAGTATAATATTATAAGTATCAATTTTCTTGGATTATTTGTAGATTCTAATACTAGATTAACTAAGTTAACAGAACCTACAGACTACTCCTTTGATGAGAATATTGTAACACTTAGTGCTGCCTATAATAATATGGCTGATCTAAATCTAACTATCAGATATTCTCATCAACCAGTATTTCACATTATTGATATCGTTAGAGAGTCAATGACATCTTCGAAGGGGCAATATAGACAGAACATGAAGAGGATGTTAATGCCTGTTCATGCTACAGCGAAGAGAGCTCACTTGATAAAGGATATTGAAAATTATGGAGGTGATAGATTATTAGATAATAGCTGGCTACCGAATACCTGCGAAGTTCCTGATCTAACAAAATTCCAACGCCAACTGAGATATGCTTCAGCTCAAGAGATTTTCAATAACTTAACTCAACAGCAGATGGATGATTTAGATGATTTATTCCACGCATCTTCTATTTAGTATTTTTAGTTTAGGATGATTAATCTTCAAATCGATACAAGCTCACTCGCAGAAGCTTTTAATCTTGACAGTCAAAGTATTGATAGCTTATTAGATTATACTGTTAAAGAAATTACAGCTCGATTTGCTGCTCAATGGGAACAAGAAGCTATGTCTTCACTTCATAGTTCAAGAGAACAATATGTAAGAAGTTTAGTTGTAGTTGATGAAGGATTTGCTAAAGGAGCTGTAGTGCTAACTGGCATACTACCTAATATGATTGAAAGTGGAGCTCCAGGTTGGGATATGAAGCCAGCTTTCCTTAATGGGCCTAATGCGAAGAGAGGTAAGGATGGATCTAAATATAATTCAATACCTTTTAGTTTCGGAACTCCTGGTTCATTAAGTGGAGCAACTCTACCTAAGGAAATTTATGATATTGTTCGTAAGAAACCTACTAATCAACCTATAGTCAAAGATGATCTTAAGAGTACACCTGCATCCTTAAAAACTCCTCAGAAGAAGAGTATTAGGATGCCGGAGAGTCAAAGCTTCAAAGAATACCAACATAAGAGCTCGATTTATGAAGGTGTTAGTAAGAGAACTGATAGCGTTACAGGTCAATCTTCTTATGGAAGCTTTAGAAGAGTTAGTGATAAGTCAGATCCGTCAAGCTGGATACATCCTGGATTTGAGGCGGCAAACTTAGCAGAGAAAGCACTTGAAACATTTGATATACCAAGAGAGACAGGTATGGTTATCGATCAATGGTTGGAGAAATTATAGCATTACTTTTTTTAGTATTTTTAACTCAAATAGAGAATATGAAGGCAATGAACACAAGAAGATATTTAGTTCTATCATTACTAGCAGCGGCTTTGATGATTGACTATCTTTTTCCAATGAACATATCAGGACCTGTAATGTTAGGAGCTGCCACTTTTGAGTGGGACGAGGCTAATGGTGCTGGTCAGACGGTAACTCACGGTAGAGCTGAGAGTAACTGGAAGAACATTGACGATTCAACTACAGCATATACAGCTTCACCAATTGTAGCAGGAAATAATTCATTTGAGAAATGGCAGTATGGTCACTTTTCAGGAACATACAATCAACTCTTAAACGGTCTTTGGGCTCACACAGCTGGAGTATTAGGTACCGGTCTTACTTTAAAAGCTAGTGCAACAATGACTGCTGATGGTGATAGATTAGCTTACACTACACCAAGTACAACAGCTAACGCACTCTTAACTCTAGATGCTACCACAGTTATAGCAATTGGATCAGGTAAAGCGGTTTGGTTTGGGATAACTTCTCCATCAGCTGCTGGTAAATCTGCAAGCTCAACTGCCAATCCGGCATACACTAATTATTTAACAACTCAATTACAAACTACGGTTGCAGCTGGTGCAGGTGATACTGCAACTGTTACATTAACATTACGCTATGATGAGAACTAATTAAGTTCTAGATCTCGTCATTAATACAATAATGACAACACTTAAAAATCAATACAATGGTAAAAGCAGAAGTAAGCTCCTCAGAGGGCGAAAAAGTTTCACTAAGTTCAATTAAATTAAAATACCTCTTTGAGGTAGTTTATAAGGACGGTACCGTCTTCAGGCAAACAAAAGAAGATGTTTCAATGACCGATCCTAAGCGGTCAGCTTATTTTGATATCAATCAAGATGAGGTAGCGACTTTCGCACTATATCATAATAGAATTTTTGGAGGTCAGGTAATTCTAGTCGATCTTAGAGATGGGCATTTTGAGATAGACGGGAAGGTTTTCTTCTGTCACGATAAAGATCTCGTTCTAACCAATTTCAGATTAATCTATTTTAGAAGACATAAGCATAACATGACACTTGGAGGTGTTGAAATAGACCACACTGTCGACTTTCATATAGGATGGCAGGCAAATGACGAGACCGGAGTAAATCATCAACGTGTAATCTCACCACAAGTATGATAAGCCAAATACCTACAAATCTAGAACTTAAGTATCGCCCTGAATGGGGCTGGTATATTAACGTCCCTGAATCTTATCCAGTTGAGTTGATAGATAATTGGTTAAAGAAGGCGGCATATCCTTTAATGAAGAAGAGAATCTTTCAACTACCTTCAGGAGACTTAAAAGAGCACATGACTAAAGTACTACCTGACCTTTATAACGGAAAAGTTCAACAGAGAATAACAAAACCAGCTATAGACTTATTCAAATCAAATAATAAAATGACGTCAACTTTATATCATTACAATTAATTAATTATGGCAAATACATGGCATTCGTCCGCTCAAGCTATCGCGTATGCGGCAAACAAATCAATGTTGGATGTGTTCAATGCAACAGCGAGCGCAAGAGTTATCCGAGTTTATCGTGCATGGCTGTTTAACAACGGTACTGCTAGTGTTACTGGTGTACTCAACCAGGCTCGTATAAACATCATCACTGCCGCTTCAGCAGGAACTGCAGTCACTCCTGTTACACATGATACTGGTAACTCAGCTTTAAATGCCAACACTACATCAGGGCATAACCGAACAGTAACTGCTGCTAACATTCTCAGGCAGATCATTCACTCTCCTGACGAACCTACTGTAACTACCCTTGACTGGGATGCTATCGGTACACTTGTACCATTTGCTGAATGGTGGAATAGTGGATATGCTGATGCTAACATTCAACCTATCACCTGTCGAAATGGTGAAAACAGAGGATTGAATATCTCCAGCATTACTCAGACTGTAGGTACTGCTGATCTTGAAATTGAATTTACAGACTCTGCAACCTAATGCAGAAATCATTCTCATATAGTGGTTATGTAACAGGCATGGGATATGATAATCCTATGCTTGTTATATTCAATGATGTAGGAAGTACTAAGCAAGTAGTAATCTCTGAATGTAAAGTCAGAGAAGCCTCTCCTACAATTAATAATACTGCTTCCACTCCATTTGTCTTTAAAAAAATTACTGCAGCGAGTGGAGGTGATTCAGTTCAAGTTGTTAAAGCAGACACTCTCGCTCCAAACCTTCCATCTCAGATTGATATAAGAATTAATTCAGATGTAACTGCTAATACTTCTATACTTGGAACTCGAATAGCTAATCCAATTCCAGTTAGTCCATTTGCTTCAAGATTAACTGGAACTCAACTTAATATTGCTAACATTTGGTCAACTCAAAGAGGAGGGGGTAGCACTCAGCATATAACCTTAGCTGCAGGAGGAGGGATTGCAATTACTAATTTTAATGATAATTATGCTCAATCTGGTACTCGGCAACTTGTATGCACATTTAGAGTAGGAAGTGATACGTTTTATGTAAATACAGAATTTTATGCGAGAGAATCTCCTACTGCATATTTTTCTATAATGAATAATACAGGTAGTGGAGTTAGCTTGCAAGTGGTGAGTTTAGAAATTAACGAGATTGGTAGTGCACTTATAACTTCACCAGCTATAGATAGTCCTTATGTTGGGTTTAAAAGGATTGAAGGTTATAACGGTGGAGAGCTTCTTACTCCTATTGCCAGAGATACCAGTAATGTTCTCCCAAGTACTGTAACACTTAGACGAAATCGTTTATTTCATGACCTGAAATTTATTGATGCTGGATCTAAAGCTGGAGCACCTAATAAGTATGGTTATGGTTATCCATCAGCATTTATGCAACAAGCAAGATCTGCAGGATTATTTAGGGAGAGATTATTTTATGTAGCTGATAGATTTGATAAGACAGCGTCAGCTAAGCCTGCATCAGCATTTCAAGCGAACATGACTGCATTTGGAGAACAACAGGCTCTTGGTGACCTTGAAGGTGTTGCTCTGAATCCTGGTGAAGGATTTGCGGTAATTCAAATGAATATGGCTCATTATGCATCTTACTATGTAGAATTAGAATTTTATGTAAGAGAGTCTTCTGTACTTAAACGACCACGAGCAACTTTATCAATATAAACTATGGCAGCTCCTTATAATCCACCGGTAAAGAACGAAGACTTCCTACTCAGAATAGCTCTTGAAGATATATCTGAACCTGGAAGCTTTAAAGTCAATCCAACAATAGCTGCCGGAGATTTCAAAGTCTCTATAGATGGAGGAGCACTTACCAATTTAACAACCCTACCAAGCATAAGTCCTTCAGGCTCTGTCTTGGTTCTTATATCTCTGTCGGCAGCAGAAATGAATGGCGACTCTATCTCGATAGTAGCTATTGATCAAACTTCACCTAAAGAATGGGCTGACTTTGTCATGAGCATCCCTACTACGCAGTAACATAACCTAACCCCATTAGGTTATGGCAATATTTAAGAAATTCCTAGGTAATCCGTTAAGAGGGGGTAATCTAACAACTACCAGGACACAATCTGCTGTAGCTAGAATTAGGGTTACTATTAGTAGAACTCAATCAGCGATTGCTCGTATTCAGAAGCAAGTCACTATTGCTCAAACTGGTGTCGCTAATATTTTAGTAGTAGTTCAGACTACTCAAAATCAAACTGGCGTTGCTAGAATTCAAAAGCAAGTCTCTACTACACAAGTAGGCGTTGCTAGAATTCAAAAACAAGTTTCAGCTACACAAACTGGTGTTGCTAATATTTTAGTAGTAGTTCAGACTACTCAAAATCAAACGGGTGTTGCAAGGATTCAGAAGCAAGTCTCTGCTACTCAATCAGCGATTGCTAGAATTCAAAAACAAGTTTCAGCAACTCAATCAGCTGTAGCAAGAATAAGAAATACTGTTACAGCAACTCAGCCTGCGGTAGCTAGAATTAGAGCTACTACTAGTAGAACGCAAACAGCTGTAGCGGCAATTCGAAATACCACTACTCGTACGCAAACAGGTGTTGCTAGAATAAGAAAGACTGTTAATGTAACTCAAACGGCAGTAGCGAGAATTCAAAAACAAGTTTCTGCTACTCAATCGGCAATTGCTAGAATAAGAAAAACTGTTACTGTTACTCAGACAGCAATAGCAAGAATTCAGAAGCAGATTAGTGCTACACAAACGGCAGTAGCTAGAATAAGAGCAACTACTACTCAAACTATAACTGGCGTTGCGAGAATTGGTACAGGTCTTGTTACTACTCAGACGATTACAGGTAAGGCTGCGATTCAAAATACTACCAGTAGAACTCAATCAGCTACTACTAGAATTCAAAAGCAAGCTACTGTTACACAAACCGGTACTGCTAGAATTCAGAAGCAAGTTTTAGCTACTCAGAGTGGTATATCGAGAATTCAAAAAACTGTTACCCAGGTACAATCTGCTGTAGCTAGAATTAGAGTAATTGCTACTCGTACACAAACAGCTATCGCTAGAATTCGAAAGACAGTTGACATAGTAATTGCAGGCGTTGCTAGAATTCAGAGAGTAGCGAGTGTAGTTCAAACCGGTATAGCTCGCATTCAAAAGGTTATAGATAGGATTCAGACTAGTATAGCTCGCATTCAAAACACTACTACTCAGAATCAGACAGGTATATCATCTATATATAAGACTGTTGAGAGACTGATTACTGGTACAGCTAGAATTACAAATTCTTATACTACTGTTCAGACGATAACAGGTGTAGCTCATATCTGCCCGGCACCTAAGAAGAAGAAGTCAACTAAGCTAGTAACTATAACTGTAGATGTAACTGGAGATGTCGCACCTGTTAAGGTAAAAAGTAAGACTACCAAGTTAACTCAAATAGATATAGATGGAAGAGAGTGTTAGGATATTAGTAGTTTTAAGAAAATAAGATATGGCTGTTTTAGTACCAGAAGTTATCATTGCAAAAGCTTTAAATACGGTTTTGTCTATTGTCAGGACGAATCATTTGGAGGCTATTACTAATAATCAAGAGTCGCGTAGCCTTCTATATCTATTATTTAACGGCACTGCTTTAGGTAATTACGATTTCTATGCGAATGCTAAGAATCTAATAATCACTACAAAACAGAATCCAAAACACTTAGAGGTAAAGTTATCTTACGATCAAAATACAACAGGCAACGCGGCTGGTGTTTTTCTTAACTTATCTTCAGATACTGCTAAGACTGATTCTATTTCTATTGGAGAGGGAGATCAGGAAGAGTTAGTGTTTACTAATGGAGGTGGAGCTCAGAATGAGTATGTTAAGCAATACATGCGAAGATTCATAACAACATATCAACTAGTATTTATTGCAGATAATAAGAACGAGATCTCTATATTGTACAACTTATTTAGGTGCATGACTATTGCTTTAACTAACCATCTAGCATTAGAAGGCATTTCTAATCTGAAACTGGGAGGTCAAGATTTAAGAGTAGATTTAGGTATTCCAGATAAGCTTTTCATTAGAGCAATTACACTAAACTTTGAATATGAAGTAGTGACGCCTGAAATATTTATTCAAGATGTCTTTACGAAGATTCGATTTATAGCAGCAATTGACTCTTCTGATTACTATTCGATAGAAGATGACAGCACTAGCATCTAGAAATAATATATGAGATGGTTTTCTTAGTATTTTTAATAAAATAGCACTTTTTAATAAAATTATCGAATGCCAACAAAGTTTATTTTCAATGGGCGTGAGGTCGTCATTCCAGGCGCTTATTCGCAGATTAAGTCAGGTATCCAGAATTCATCTCTAGCATTAGAATTTGGTAACACTCTAGTTATTAACACTGGTAGTGAGAAGTTCTTCACAGGAGGTCCTGGTATAAATGGTACACTGAAATCAGGTAAGGAGGCTCACATTACATTTAGTAATTCTCGCGATATGAGAAACTATGTGTCAGGAGGTCTTTGGTGGTTATTAGCTGGACCGATGTTCTCACCAGGTGGCGGTGCTACAGGTGGAGTTTCAAGTGTAACTTATATTGATGCAGCAACTACAATACCAGCAGAGATTACTTTGTTATTTGGAGGTCAAGATGCTTCTGATGGAGATGGTGTTGGTACTAACAATGGTAGCGCTATTGTTCAAGTTAGAGCTGAAGGTTTTGCAGGTAATGCTGTTTTAGGTGATGAAGTAAGAGCTAAGTCTACAATTACAGTTTCAGCTCCAGGTGCAATTAATAATACCATCGGAGTTACTGTAGATGGAATTAGCGTAGGAGTATATACAGTAAAATCAGGCGACACAATCGCTCTAGTAGTAGCTGGTTTAGCGGCCGCGATTACTGCTTATGGATTAGCTGAAGTAGTGCTTACAACAGGAACAACTGTCCAAATTTACGCACCAAGAGGTTATGCAAATACATTGAACGGCTTATCGCCTTCTGTAGTAGTTACAGGTTCAGTAGCAGGAACAGCAGGTACGTTTTCAGGAGGTATTGAAGGAACCTTATTGACAAGAGGTTATGCAGCTCGAGTAATTAAGGGAGTAGGTAATGCTTCAAAATATATAGTTCAGTTCTGGAGAGGAAGTTTTAAAGGAACAGATGAGAATATTTCGAACGGTTCACCTTACGATGCAATTCCAGAATTAAGCACTAAACCGGAACTTGTAGTACAATCGCCAGAGATTAGTACCGTTAAGGAACTAGTTGATTGGATGAATGATCTATCAGGAGCTGGATATGATTTCAATGAATATTTCAAGTTGAAGAGTTATGTTCTTGGTAGTGTTATTGACACAATTATACCTGCTGACTTAATTGAGGTAGGATATGAGAAGGCGGAAGGCGGATCGGCAAGCTTCGGAAGTGGTGATTTAACTGCTGCATTATCATCTATTGCAGACTTAACATTTGACTTTATCTTAGCAGATAATTGGGGAGCAGAAGCTCGTTCAGCTAACAATATTGCAATCTATGATTGGATTGTTGAGACTGCTATAATTAAACCTGATATGATTATCGGAGGTGGAAGTACTGCTGGAGAGTGGAATGATACACTTACATACGCTCAAGCTTACGATTCTCAATATGCAACTGTAGTTCATGGTGGAGTTAAGAAGATTGATGTAGGTAATAGAGCATTTAAGGATTACGAATCAATTTATAAAGCAGCTGCGATAACTGGTCGTGAGGCAGGATTGGAACCACAAATTCCATTGACATTCAAGAATATTGGAATTGAAGGAGAAGTACATCAATTATCTTCTAATCAGATTAAGGCTGGATTAGATGCTGGTGTATTAATGACTCGCTTAAGTAACGGATCATTTGAAGTTGTTAAGGGAATAAATACCTTACAAAATAACACTTATCTAGTTAATGCAGACGGCTCTACTCATAGTAAGCAATTTGCTCGTATTGAACGTCAATTGAATAAGGAGATTACATTCAATGCAAAGAATGTATTGTTGAAGAAGCCAAACGGTTCGAATCGCAATACTGTATCTGTTGAGGATGTTGAGGAATTTGTAAAAGGATATTTGAATAGTAAGGTGGCAACTGATCAAGATGATAATTTAATTATCAGCTTTAGAGCAGTAGAAGCTGTTAGAAATCAAGATGCTTATGAAGTAACTTACGCATTTATTCCTAATACTGAAATATCATTCTTGTTCTTCACTGGAACAGCAATTGATCCAACATAAAATAAATTGGTTACTAAAAATAGAACAAAATAGAAAATGGCAGATAAAGTTTTACACGGTGCCTTAGCGATAATTCGTAGAAACGGTACAGCGATCGGAAAGATGAAGAATGTTAGATGGACTGAGACCTTGAGAGATCAAGAGGTAAGAGGTCTAGGAACTATCTTCACATTAGAATCTCCTGTTGTAAGTCATGGCGGTACGCTAACTTGCGATTTCTACGAAGTAGATTTTGCGAAGACTGGTGTTCCAGGTGCTATTAGAAGAGATGTTCAAACTAATCAGGAGTTTGAAGATCAGATTCTTCTAAGAGATGGTCTACAATTAGATATCTTTAAAAAGGTAGAAGATCTAGTTGACCCTAACACTGGATTAAAGACAGCTAAAGCAATACCTTATGCTGTTATCAGAGAGTTATATCTAAATTCAGAAGGCGCTGATATTTCAGAAGGCGCTATCTCTGGTCATAATCAGTCGTTCAGATTCAACGCTCCAGTTATCTTCCCAGTTTAAGAGTTTAAGAAAAGTTTAGTAAGCGTACCTAATTAAGGGTACGCTTTTTTTTTGTTTTCTCGGAGATTTAGTATTTTTATGGTTAATGAAATTTATAGATTTCAAGTTAAAGGATCTCGTTGGTAAGCCTGTATTGTGGACAAGGGCAGGTGATAGTTCTGGTGTGGTGAAGATGCTTACTAGAATTAGTAGGACATTAAAGCAAGGCTTTGAAGTTGAAGGTGGTAAAGGTAAGGTTTTCAATTATAACAACGGACATCAAAGAGCTGAAGATGGAAGAATGTATACCATTCTTAGTATGTGTGAGCTCGTTACAAATGAGGACATCATAGCTATTAGAGCTGATTGGGATATTATAAAAGAAAATATCAGGCAAGAGAAGATAAAAAAGCAAGAGCAGCTTTTGACTGATAATTTAGAGAGAAGGCAGAGATTAGTTAAAGACATAGAGATACTTCAAGATAAACTTGTTGTACAAGAAGAGATCGTTAATAAACTCACGCTATCGCAAATGATTATCAATCAGACAGATAAATTGTCGTCACTAACAATACCTCAACTACGTAGAATAATTAATGAACTTAAAGATTAAACAATGATCGAAGAAAAAGAAAAGGAGTCGAAACAAATTCCTGCAGCTGAACTTTCTATTACTATTGGTAATAATGTTTATGTAATGAAGAGACCTAATATAGGTCAAATCATTGATATGGAGAGGATGAAATTAAAAATGACAGGCGGTACTCACAATCAGATGCTGTTTAGTTCTTCTCAATCTCAAGAGGCTTATATCTTCACTGATATGGTTGCTGTATTTACAGTACTACTCGGAGATAAATTACAGACCGATTTGAGAGTCGCTTCTCTATTAGAATTAACGCCGGATCAGGCAAAGGATCTTGTAGCAGCGTATGAGAATAAAGTGTTTCCTTGGTTACAGCAATTAAAAGACTTATCTAAGAAAGACTGATGACAGCATTAGAGTTTGTGAGACTCTGGAATGCATCTTGGAATTGCGATTATTGGTGGAGGAAGAAATACAATGTAGCGTTCAATAGTCCAGAGCATAGAGCGATGGATCCTATCGATATTCACATTGACTATATAGAGAATGAGTTGGCTGAAGAGTATGCTGAGAGGAGTAGAAAGGAGAGGGAGAATAAACCTTTCTTAGATAAAGGTGAGTGGATAAAGGATAATAAAGATAGAAGTGTTGTTGATATTGTTTGGGATAAAATTGATCTTAATGATTTTTAGAAATGGCAGATGAAAAAAAGATAAAATTTTCGGCAGAGGATGCCATCTCCCCCTTTATAAAGAATCTACAGAAGGAACTCTCTGAACTATCCTCTTCTTTAGGAGGTAAAAGTAAAGCTCTATATTCTGACTTTATTAAGATCGCACAAGAGCAATCTAAAAATGCTAAAGATCAACTTGCACTTACTAATCAGCAAATAACCGCTCTAGAGAAAAAATTACAGATAGAGCGTGAGTATACTAAAACTGTTCTTGAGAGACAACGTGAATTTGCAGGTGAAGCTCAACAAGATCAAATTGCTGAACAGTTAGCTAAACTTAAAGATAAGAGTGTAGAAGATAAAATGATGATTCAGAACTTAAGAGCTGAACATCGAGAATCTACAAAAACATTTAAAGATCAAGAGGCGTCAGCTCGAGATGCAAAACCTTCAATTTTCAGTGAGGTATTTAAAGCAGGTCTTGTTCGTGACTTGATGGGAATATTTAGGCAGATGCCTAATGCGCAAACAGGACTTGATCTATTAACACCAACCTTAGGACTTACAGGAGCAACTTCAGGGGCGATAACTGGTTCAGCAATCGATGCGGCTAATATATCAATATTAGGAAATAAGTTAGGCGATATACATGCTTCAACTACATTAAGTGCCTTAGGAAAAGAACTTGGCCAGATTGCTGGAACAGGTATAACGAGACACATTCAAACACAAGAGAAGTTTCAGGCAGCTCAGTATGCTGTAGAAGGTATGACAGGTCAGCGTAGTAAAGCTGTATCATTAAATCAGTTCGGTATGGATTTAGGAGCTTCCGCTCAATTGGAGGCTCAGATTATTCAAGCTACTAAACAAACAGCAACAGCAGAGCAGATAAAAAATGTAGCTGCAATATCTAAGTTTGCAAACATTGATCAGGGTACAATTCTAGGGTTACTAGGTACTACGAGAATGGGGGCTAATGTAAATGAGGAGAGGATTATAGGATTATTTAAGGACGGCGTAGATCGTTCTGTATTATCAGATATGACTCAAAATCTTACAAGCATTATAACTAAGTTTGGAGAGAGTCGGGCGACACCTGATGCTCTAATGGCTTCTCAGATGATGATGGAGTTTAATAAGATCGGTGGTCCATTTGCAATAGGCGATCCGAGGTCAGCAGGATTAATGAGTCAATATCACGATAGATTTAGTAATCCATCTGGAAACTTTGCTCAAGCTTTAAGTTACTCTGTAGCTAGAGAGCAAAGACCTGATATGGATCCGTATCAATTAATGGAATATGTCCAGGAGGCCAATCAAGAATATAAAGGTGGAGTGATGGATAAGATAGGTAACATGAGCGGAAATCCAATGTTTAATATGCTTATGTTTTCTCAATTATTCGGAACAGGAAAGAGAAATATAGATCGAGCTTTTTGGGAAGGAGATGCGATGGGATCTTTAGCTGGAACTTCAACTACTACCGGTTTAGGTGGCACAACTCAAGCAGAATTATTTGGAGGAGCCGCAAACCTAACAACTACAATGCAGAAGCATATGGCAGAAGCTACTGATGCATTCGCTCAGTCGTTTATTGATGGAATGAAAATGTTAGCAACTCAATTATCAGATAGAATTATTGCAGAGAAGGATAAGTTTATTGAAGAAGGTTTAGATACTGAAGGTAATAAGTTGAAAGCTAAAGATAGTAATCCTCCTAAGAATGATACTGCAGGAGATAAGCTCGATAGAGCTGCCGATAAGTTATCTGACTGGGCTGATAAACTTAATTGGAGAGGAATGGGCGGTAGAGGTGGAAAGAACTAATTAGATATGAGCTTTCTTACCTGTAATAGAAACCAAACCTTAACATCTCTACTATCTCTTTATGACGTAGCAGTTAATCCTAAGGTAGTTCTCGATAACAACTTAGCACCGTCGACAACAATATCTGTAAACTCTTATACGAACTGGGATAGGATAAAGCGCACCTATACAGATAAGGAGTTACTAGAGAATGAACCTAAATATCCTACAGGAGAGGTATTAGTAAAGAAAGGAACTTCACTTTTATTTCTACCATCTCAACTATTAAGAGATCTAGGTCGCCAACCTATCAGAGAGGTAATTGAAGCTACAAAGTTTAAGCCTTTCATTGCTCAGCAATTACATAAGCTATTAAATGATCCGAGATATGTTAGAAAATCATCTAATGCAGATCAGCAGGTAGAGGTTATTACTGAACAAACTGAAGTCACTTGTTTCATATGGAACAGATCTCTGAACGACTGGATAGATGCATCTCGCTTTATCTCTAATGCGCAAACATCAGTTGCTAAAGAAGGTGGTTCGTTTAATATAACATTTGCTGATGTAAACTGTTCCTATAGCCCTTTAGTAGGATGGATTCCAGATAATGATGAACAGAATGTAACTAATCAAATCAATAAGTATTCTAAAGAAGGAGAATCTAGGCGAAACAATTTCTACTTCAACACTATACTAGCAGAGAATGATTTAGTATATATAAAGTTTGAGAAGTTAGGTTTTGATACGAACAATACTGATAATATTAATCCAGCTAATCAAGTGTGGGATTTGATAGGCTTAATTGATAACATCTCTAGTAATAGCTCTCCAGCTCTATTTACAACCTCTATTAGAGGAAGAGATCTTATGAAGATGTTGATTGAAGACGGAACTATATTTTTCACATCTCAATTTTTAGGAAATATTTTTGTCGATCAGGATACCTTATTAGCTAAGAGAAATTCATTTACTTTAGAGGAGCAGGAGCTTATTTATGCTATGCCTACTTTTCAATCTCTACCTACACTATTAAAGTATGTATTAAATAAATACTCCAATCTAGGAATAATTCCTAATGGAGCGTTTTGGGGATATGGAGATTCTGTAATCTTAGAAAAATACAAACTACAATCAACTAAACTCTTAAGAAGATCTGATGGTAGTATAGTAGACATATTAAATTCTAAGTTAACTGGAGAGAGGCAGGGTTTATGGAGGATAATGGATTTTGTCTTCGATGATGAGCCGGCAAATAGACTAGTAACGGATCCAGCGTTTAGCCAAGATAACGGAAGTATAATCAATAGTATTAAGAAGATCGTTCAAGAGCCGTTACTCGAGTTCTATGGCGATACCTACGGCGATAAATATAACTTTACCATCCGCAAGCCTCCATTTGATAAGAAAGGCTACATAGGATTAGTATATGGAGATGTTGCTACAGAAGAAACTTCTCAAACTGGAAAGAGACTCAACTCAACCAGTCAAGCTAGAGCTAGCTCTAAATTGAAAAAGAAGATTGATTCGAAGATTCAGCAGAGATTGAAAGGAGA